TTTCTGGACTAAAAATGCGGCGGCGTAGTTGCTCGACAGGGGCGCAAAAAGCTCACTTATTGCGATATGTCGCTACATATCCGATTTTTGAGCATAAAAAAAGAAGCCGCCGATTATGGACGAATCGACCGCTTCAAACTCCGTTTGGAGTAAAATGTTCACTTTTTTCTGGATAAGTGATTATTCTCACTTATATGGATTTTTAGTGATTATACTCACTTATTTTCGTCTGGATGATTCTATCACCCAGATATAAGGGTGCGTAAAAAGCTCACTTATTTTAAGTGAACATAATCACTTATTTTCAATAGCCGTAAGTGAGCTTAATCACTTATTTTTCATGGTATGGGTCCCGCCCAGATGGTTACCTTCCGGCTTGCTAACAACTTAGCCTCCTGGATCGTGACCGTCTGGGCTGCTTTTTTCCTGCTTCGCCACACGCCCCTCACACTGCCCCACTGTCGCGTTTTATCGGCGAGGCCGAGGAACTTTCCGCAGCGGAGGTGTTTTCGCCACACAGGGGCTTTGTGGGGCTTTCGTCCAGAGCCTTTCCGTTTTCCACAAGGAACGGTGTACTCAGGTCAAAGCTCACAAGTTTTTGACCTGGGATGCTTTTCCCTTCCATGCGGTAAGTCCTGCTCTTGTTCCAATGGGCATCCCGGTAGATCATCTGCACCAGTGCCTTGCACTTTATCTCACAGCTATTGCCTTCATTCAGCTTCGGCGTTTTATGAGAACCCACATCCTCGGCTGCACAATTCTGGACTGCCACTTGATTGGCCCGACGATTGTATAAAAAGCGATAATGTACCGGCCAGCCCAGAGCTTCCAAGGTGCTGCGGAAGATAGTGATCCTTCCATCCACCGCATTAAAGGTCATCCCCAGCATCCGCTGGTTCCATATTCTTTCGCTCACGTCTCTCCCCTCCTCAAAAATGGGCGCACTTTCCCCTTGGTATCGTTATGTTCAATCTGTTCCGGCACTCTGCCCGACTTCGGGGACCGCTTTCCCTGTCAGTATTCCCATTGACACATATTCGTCCATCTGCTGAACTTCGGATTCCTTCAGATGTTCTTCTACAGGCACGCCAAAAGTACCCGCAATATCATCCGGGTAAAATCCCTTTCTGCTGCTTGCAGGCTTTTCTTCTGGTGTGTTATTCGGAGAATCGGCGGCACCTTTCTTCCGTCTCTGTCCTTCATGGAAAATCTCAGGCACGAGCAAATCAAAGACATACAGGGTTTCACCCTCAAAGGTGATCCTGTATCCCAGCATCTTGTACCGGCATTCGCTATCCCAGCCCATCTCCTTATAGACCAGCTCGGCAAAAGGCTTGCAGGACATTTTTCTGCTCTTTCGCTTATCCGGTTTTGCAACGCACCAGCGCAGAGCGTCTTTATCATTTTCATCACAGCCGCGCACGACAATTCGCTTCAAGTCACTGTTGAACATGACATGAACATAGACCACATCTTCCAGACCAGTAATGCAGGCCGTGTTGAATGTGATGCTGTCCTTGCGGATCACGATGGCGGGGTCACGAAGATGAGCAAACAACTCTTTTCGCACGACCTGATATCCATCATACGAAAAGGTACTCTCCAGTTCTTCTGCTCTTGTGTCTCTATCATTTTGTTCTGCCTGCTCTTCTGATGGCAGAATTACAGTATTTTCCTCATTCATCTATTTCAGTCCATCCTTCCATTATCTCTTCCGCTTCATGGAGCAGCGCATTCAGACTATCTGCGGTAAATGTATTCATTTCTTCTATCTCTGTTGCCGGCCGAAGCACATCCCAGTTCCCGGCATAATGTTCCTGCTGTAAAATACCGACCTGCGCAATACTTGTGATTGGCTGTCCAAAAGTCCCTGCCCATTCCGGTGGGAAAATGTAAATCGTTTTTTTGACCGTTTCGCCCTCTGCTTCTTCCGAATTTTCCTTTGGCGGCAGAACGATTTCTTCAACCTTGATCATCTCCGGCTCGTCCAGTTCAAAGAGCATCAGCTTATTATCGCCGTCCTCCACGAATTGCCCACGGAACCGATAACGCAGATCTTCATCCCACTCCATGATGTCAAAAAGAGTCTTTGCCAGACCACGGCAGCCAAGTGTGCTGGCACACCAGCGTCCTTCTTTCAGCCGACCCCAGCGGATTGCATTGAGATTGCTCTTTTCACACGGACGGATAGCAACGCAGCGGTCAACGGAATTTAACAACAGCTCCACATATTCCACAGTTTCAAACTTTTTCAGGCAGGCTGTGTTGAAACGCAGTTTTCCATTGAAAATCGTCATTGCAGGGTTCTGCATCGTTGAGAAATACTGCGCCCGAACCACCTCATATCCCGTCAGGTCGAGCCGTTTTTTCACATCTGCCACGACAGAATCGTCCGGCTCCTGCATCACACTTTCGGATGCTTCCCGGTATTCTTCAGCCGAAAAGCCTGTCCAGTCCTTATCGAAAGGAACATATCCTCGCAGGATTCCATCATCAACCACGCTCAAAACCGGCAGTGGCCGATTTTTCCTCGTGTAACTTCTGGATGCTCTCAGGTGATTGGCAGCGTTGAATACATCTCTGGACACGATTGCCTCATGGTGGTCCCGCTGCCGATACTGCGTCCGATCATTGTTGTTTTTCTTGGATTTATGCGTCAAAAAATTTGGCGTGTAAGTCTTTCGAGCCAGTACATCTCCGCAATGACGCTCATTTGCAATGACACCCGCCAATGTGCTCGGATTCCATTCCGTGTTCCCCGGCTTCGTCTTCCGCCCGTATTCCGTTAGGAGTTCTGCAATTTCCTTAAGAGAAAATCCGTTCAAGTACAGGTAATAAATCACCTTTACCGTCTGGGCTTCCTCTGGGTTGACCACCAGGTTGCCTTCCTCGTCCTGATCATATCCCAGCAGAGCCGGAGTCAGGAACAGACCACGGCTAAAGCGCCGGTCAATGGACCAGTTCATAATGATAGACTTGGAATGGGATTCTTCCTCTGCCACTGATGCCAGAATGGTAAGAATCATGCGGCCATTGCTGTCCAACGTGTAAATATTGTCGGCTTCAAATTTCACACCTACAGGTGGTGTAAGGTTTTTCAGTGTTTCAATTACAGATAAGCAGTCTACGATATTTCGTGCAAAACGGGCAATGGACTTCGTAAGAACAAGGTCGATTTTCCCGGCCTTGCAGTCCTCAATCAACTGCTGCATTCCCTTGCGATGTTCCAGGGATGTGCCGCTGATGCCCTCGTCATCGTAGATGCCGACAAATTCCCATCCCGGCTGCGCCTTGATGTATTCAGTATAATAATTCTTCTGAAGCTCATACGAGGAAGTCTGTTCATCATTGTCAGTGGAAACACGGACATAGGCTGCGACACGCCGAATAGAGGTGCTTTCTTCAAGCCCCTCCACAGTTTTTGCCGGGATGACTTCCAGTTCAGAGGCATCCACGCCTTTATACCGATCTCTGATTTTTTGCTTGCGGTCTACCGCTTCCACTTCACTGCTTATCATGTACTTCCTCTCATTCTTCCGGCTTTATGCTCCAATACCACTGGCGCATCTTCCGATAGCTTCGGATGCCGAGTTCCTTTTTTGTATTTTCTGCGGTCCTGCGGCTGATACCCTCGTCGCTCATCCGCATATAGATTTCCCTTGATCTCATGTCTCCCTCAGAAAGCAACTTTTTGATCAAGTATGCGGCTTTCTCGGACTTCGATTCAAAATCTGGCATTCCCGGATCTGCGGATGGATCTGGTGTAACCTCACACTCCAACCACTCAAATCCTGCTTCTGCTGTTATGGAGAACCGAATCTCACCGTCTGATGGAGCCAGACTATTTTTGATCTGCCGAACAATACGGATGTCTGTGTTTTCCGGGTCGCGCTCTACTTGCAGGACACTCCGGGCCGCAGCCACGACATCAATACTGCCCAGGCTCCGGTACAGACCTTTGGTTCCTTCCTTTTTGTTGAGATGCCCAATCAGCACAATGGCACAATCATATACGGATGCCCACATACCCAGCCGGTGCATCAACTTTCTTGCTCTGCCCGCAATCTGAAGGTCAGAATCGCTTCCAAGATATGCCTGAATCGGATCGATGACTACCAGACGCGGCCGGAATTCTATAATAGCCTGCCGGATGCGTTCATCATCCAGCGTCAGCCCGCTGTATGTATCTTCATTTATAAATGCCACATTCCTGCAATCCGCACCGCACTTTTCCAGTCTGGGCTTGATGGTATCTGACACACCGTCCTCCGAACACTGGTAGATGACTTTCTTCGGCATCCCGATTGGTTTTCCATCCGGGGTGTTCCCGCCTTTAGAAAGTTCCGCAATCAGGTTCATCATCATTGTGGATTTGCCATCTCCGGGATCTCCTTGCAGCAATGTGATCTTTCCAACTGCAATGAACGGATACCACAGCCAGCGAACAGAAGTCGCCTGTACATCACTATATAATGTAAGAATTCCTGTTTCACCTTTTCCTGCCATCGTCTTTCCTTTCCATTTGCAGTCTTTTCCTACATTTATATTATAGAGAATGCGTGACGATTTGGCTTCCACCTGTCAGGTGGAGTAACACCAAAAATTCCACTTGTCAGATGGAAAAATCGCCTAAGACCACATTACCGATGGAGGTGCGGACTATTGCGGTCTTAGAATCTCCTATATTCAGTTGCTATGTGCATCTTCCTGCGAGATAATCGAACTGCCTTATGCGGGTATCATAAGGAGGAAACACATGGCAATCGATTATATCGCACTTGGACAGCGCATTAGCGATTTTAGAAACAAACATAATTTTTCACAGGAGGAGCTTGCTTTCCGCAGTGGCGTTGGAAACAAGCATATCAGCAACATTGAACTTGGAAAAGGAAAACCGAGTCTGGAATCTCTCGTCCAAATTGCAAACGTTCTTAATGTATCCGCAGATGACCTGCTAGTGGACAGCCTTACACACTCTACTTCCACTGCTGACACGGAGATTCACCGTCTGCTCTTAGACTGTAACGCAATCGAACAGGAGATTCTCACCCGGATGGTAAAGGAGATGAAAGCAATCCTCTACGGTTTGGGAATCTGATTTTGTAACCCGTTGACCACATAACAAAAAAGCCCGCATAAGCCACAGCTGCACTTCGGCTCAAACCGGGGTGCTGTCTGTGGTTCATGCGGGTCAGGGCAAAAAAAGGAGCCCGCCAGCGTACCATGTAGATTCTACACAGTGCGCCAGCGGGCAAAATTTCACTTCAATAGATCAGACAGACTGTATTCTCCCTTCGGAATGTTTGCAGTTCTCCGATATTCCTTTATTGCACTTATCAATGTTTGTGGATTACTGAAATAGTCCTTTACAAAATCATATGACTTCACATCATGCATACGCAGATCCGTCTTACAAAATTCGCTCGGTTTCTTCCCAGAACGCTTAAACTTGTCATAAGCTCCTTCACTATGGATGATCAGCATTTCTATTTCTGGTGCTGTAATGATATTTATGACATCAACCTTATGTTCGTAAGCCTTGCTAAGACGAAAATCTTCTCTGCGAGAATCCAAAATCCGAATCACGGAAATTGGGTCATCAAAGCCTTTACGCAAGTAACGCTCCTCAAATCGCTTTGCACTTCGGCAGCGGATAACACTTTCGTCCAGCATTTCTTCCCTTGAAAAAATCAAAAGGTCATTATCCACAAGAATATCAATAATTGCGGACTCTGCAGAGCCCTCGCATATACACGCTTTATATTTTGCTAATTTCATTTCGCCGCCTCCTTAGTGTATTGAAGCAGCCAAATTTTTCTTCAAGCGCATATATGCCTCATATGCAGGAGTTGTTCCCTCAAGAAAACCGCTTTGATAGGCATCACTCTTTTTAATGTCATTGCGCTTTAAAATATTGCTCAAGTTATCAGCTGTGATTCCGTTACGGTTTCTAACGATATAGATTCCATCATTTCGGTCATATTCATCCAGCAATTCTGGATAGTGCGTTGTAAAAATCAGTGTTCCACCGTTTCTGTTCAAACGGCTATCCATAAAGAAGCGTACTAAAGTCGTGACAATTTCTTTATTAAAATGGTTTTCGATTTCATCCACCAGAAGGTATCCACCGGACTGAAGAACCTCTTTTACCATTGAAAAAGTAATGATACCCTTGATTGTGCCGGAAGACAGATACTGTTCAAGATCCACTGCATTGTTCAAAGTGATCTCATCTTCACCCTTAAATTTCAGGTGAATAAAGGTTTTTCCATCTGTTTCTTCAAAACACAATTTTTCAATGGTCGGATCAAGAAAAGCTATCACTTCGAGTGGGATGTCATCTGTAAATGGAAGGACATTCACATTTGTATAAGAAAGCAGGCTGAATACTTCAACCTTATCATTTGTCTTTTTATTATGAGCAATAATCAAGCTAACATCGTCCGGAAGGAACGCTTCATCATTATTCCGAACTGCAGCCGGCTCTATTCCGGTAAAATCCGTCAGATATTTTTTCGACTTTACGCTGGCAATCGGTTTCTCCCACATTTTTTCGGCCAGAATAGAGTAATTATAATCTCCCGCTTTTGCTTTCTTTGCCACAATCACAGTCTCCAGGCAGCAGACGTATTTGCGTTCATCATAAAAATATGTGCGAATCGTTGCCTTCTCAGTTCCTCCAAGAATGCTCTTTGCTTCCACATGATTAATGGGCTCATTTTTAACAATGCTCAAGGCCAGATTGATAACTTTCAGCACGGATGTTTTTCCAGACGCATTGATGCCAATAAAAGCACAAGCGGAATGAAGGTAGTAATTATCCTTCATCCTATACAGGCGATCTTTATCATCCTCACTTACACGCTGTTGGGTATAAAAGCAGATATCAAGATCTTCCTTAAACAGTGGAAGTCCTTGTGCCGTGATACGAAGTATTTTCATTTTTTAATCCCCCTTCTAAAAACGGCTTTTCCGTTTTTATTTTTCACTACTCTTATTATACCCCACCTAAAAGAAATTATCAACGATTTTTCCGTTTTTATTTTCTTCTATATCTCAAACTCCGGTAAGCATCCTGTATGAAGCCCACAAACTCAGGACTCATCGTCTCCACGATATGTTTGCCGTCCACCCCTCGCAGCATCTCTACGGCGATCTGCGCCACATCGCTCTTGTCCTGTTCCATCCGTCTCAAAGCATCTGCCACCGCCTCATCAATGAACGCAGCGAGCTTTGCTCCTTCAATAATGCTTTGTACCGGCATCGGTGCGCCATCTTCACCCGCCAGCCGGATGACTTTTGGTTCTATGATCTCCCCGATCTTACGCAGTGCTTCATCCTCCGGCATCTGCCGCAGATACCCTTTCATGGTGCTTACGACCATTATCTCCAGCGGTGTTGTCCCGTAATCCTCAACGGAAAGCCACGATAACCTTTTCACACTATCCTCTCCCTGCTATGTGTATTTCTGTGTACCCACAACATATAACAGGACTCTGCACATAGCAACCAAATTTTTCCGGATAAACGGAAACAAAAAAGGCCCTGCCAGATGCAGTTTTGAGCCACATCCAGCAGGGTCGTATTTTTTCTCACATTATGCTGTTCGTCTTATCGTTGGTTTCTTCAAATAGTGTTTTTTCTCACACAGCTTCTCCACGTTCCCGTTTTGCAGCGGTCGTCAGATACCGGCGATACTGGATGCTGAAGCCATGCACTTTGTACGGTGCATCCACATACACCACCGTACCGTTGAGGTCGCTCCGCTTGAATCCCATGAAGCTGGTCAATGTTCTGCGATTGCCCTTCGTCGTCAGCGTTACACCGAAGTTCGTCTTGTAGGTGATGATATCGCCCTGCACCACTCCACTCTCGATGAAGGCGCAGTAGATACCTTTCTCAAAATGAAGCATATCTGGGGATTCGGCGATTCGCTCTGGTGTCAGCTTCAGCTTGCCCTTGGTCACAGCGGACACTCGCCCTTCAATGACCTTACCGTCCACATCTCTCAGAAGACTTCCCTGCACATCCAGTCCGTTGACCTTCAGCGGCATTCCGGCCGCGTTGGTATCCGGCAGTTCTTTCAGGCAGGCAAGGAAATATTCAAAGTTCTTCTTCATGATCGTCAGCACACCCTGCTCTGCCTCGATGGTCTGCTGCTCATGGCGAAGCGTCTTGATGCGCTCCCGCAGGTCATTTACCAGCTCTGTGTAGATTTGGGCCTCCGAGCCTTCCTCTGCCGAAATCTCATAAAAGGATGCTCCGATGCTGTTCGGGGTCAGCCCGTTCCGGATGTCCGTGTCGATGTCATCGATTGTCACCTCGCCGTTGGAAAGGGCATCCTTCAGTTCCGCATTATCTTCCAGAGCGGCTTCCCGCAGGGCTGCCACCTGATGGCTGACTGCATCCTGTAGGCGTTCTTCCAGTTCTTCGATCTGAGAATTCACCGTCTGAAGCCGCTGTACCGAGATGCTGTTGTTCTTTGCCTGCTTCATCGCCTGTTCAAAAGCGTTGTCGAACAGGGTCACGATCATGGATGCATCGCCGTGCTGTTCGTAATCCCGCTTCATGCTGTAAAGCAGTTCCATGAAGCTCTGCTCCAAAGCGCATTCATAATAGGTTTCAGAAGGACACCGTTCATTGGCGGCTTTCTTTTCCGCATCCGACATACATCCCTTTTTGCTGCGACAGTACATTTTCTGGTCGGGGCTGCCATTCCTGGGCGGTGCGTCCTGCCGTTCTCCTGCCTTCCGCTTGCACTTCCAGACAGGATAGGAATAGCTGTACTTTTCGAGGAATTCACCCGTATCCTCCCCTGTCGCTTTCAGGCTCCTCTCATCCGTGTAGCCATTTGCCACGCCAGTGTACGTCACACGAAAGAATCCTTCACCACAGGGCTTTCCGGCATCCGGTCCATGCTCAAGGATTGCCCCACAGCGCAGATTTCCAAAAGGTGAGCCTTTGATGGTGCGGGTCTTTTTCTTTCCGGGACCTTTCGTCATATCCGTCCGGGGCTTCTCGAACAAAAGCGTCTGCACCTTATCCCAAGTCACCCGGTCGATGATGCCTACATGGTGGTTCTTGACATAGTACCGGGGTGCTTCACCCTTATTGATGCTGGAACGGTGTGTCAGGAAATCCTTCGTGATGGTCTTCTGCATCTCCACATCGCCTACATATTTCTCATTCCGCAGAACGATCAGGATGGAGCTTGCCCGCCATTTCTTTCCGTTCACAGTCGTCTTTCCCAGCTCGTTCAATTCTTCTGCGATTTTATTAGCGGTCTGCCCCTTCACGAAGCGTTCAAAGATGTACCGCACCACCTGCGCCTGTTCCGGTACGATCACCCACTCCTGATTCGGTCCCAGATCATACCCCAGCATCCGCTTCAGATTGATATGCGGAACGCCCGCCTGGAACTTCTTCTGGATACTCCAGCGGATGTTGTCCGAAATGGAACGGCTCTCATCCTGTGCCAAAGCGGAAAGGATGGTCAGGATCAGCTCGCCTTTGGCATCCAGCGTATCGATATTTTCCTTCTCGAAGTACACACCCACAGGCGGCTTCAATTGCCGAAGCTCACGGGTACAGGTCAGGGAATCGATCGTGTTTCGTGCGAATCGGGAAATGGACTTCGTGACAATGTAGTCCAACTTGCCATCCATCGCGTCCTTCATCATGCGGTTGAATTCCTCACGGTGCTCTCTGTTCGTGCCGGATTTAGCTTCATCGGCATAGATGCCTGCAAAGATCCATCCAGGTTTTCCTGTAATCAGGTTCTTGTAGAATGCTTTCTGGGTCGTGTAGGATGTCTGCTGGCTTTCATCGCCAGTGGACACGCGGCAGTAAGCCGCCACACGGATGTTCGTCTGCTGTTTCAGCTGTCCGCCATTCTGCACTGATCGCACACTGGCAGGGATCACGTCTACTTTTCTCTGTGCCATAATTGCTCCTTTCCGCCGATCCTCTTCCGACCGGCTCTCGCTTTACTTTCTCCGAATCTGCTTCACATACTGCTTTCTCTGGCTTCCATTCCGCATCACATGACCATCAAAGTAGCTGGCAGTGTAGCGGTAATCCTCGATGTTGGTATCCATCTCAACTTCCGTTTTGGTGTCATCGAACCAGTGGATCGTGTACTTCAGCGGAGAATGGATAGTCATCGAAAGGATAAATGCCTTGCAGTGTTCCTGCGTCATACCGTTCAGAAATTCTATCATTCCTTCCCGTCCTGCCGGAAGCTGTTTCATCCATTCGAGGGCTTTTTCTCGGCGGTCATAATCCTGTTCCAACTCTTCCCAGTATTCTTCCAGATAGTCAAGCCGTTCTGTCAGTTTCTGTTCCGATTCTTCGTCTGCTGCTACCGCCTGTTCCAGCTTTTCAATCAGCTGTCTCTTTTCCTCAATGGTGGCTGCATCGATCATCTCATCACCCAGAAGTTCCAGTCTGGTTTGCATAACATCCACCTGACTCTTCAGCAGACGGATTTTCTTATTCGTGCTCTCGATACTGAGATGGGCCGCCGAAATCTGCTTTTTATAAAAGGCACGGTCACGTTCCATGAAGTCCAGCTTCTGTATGCTTTCCAGCCGCGACAACATCTGGCTCACAAAGCTGTCCGCTTCCGGGGTGAAATTTTCATACTGCTCTTTGAACCGTCCACTCATGATGTCTGCAATCTTCACATCATCGTGGATCGGTTTGACCGTCAGCCGGAACCGTTCCAGAACACCTTTTCGGAATACGCGGATGATCTGTTCCTCATACACCTTTTCTGCATGACAGATCCTCTTTCCATTATTCTGATTGCTGGAAGGGCAGAACCAAATCGTGTTGCTCCCGCTTGAGTTTCTTACATTATAAAATCGTCCGCATTCTCCACAGATGAGTCTTCCGCTAAAAGCCTTCGGTACATTTAATTTTCCCAGCCCCCTGCCGTAGTAAGAACTGTTCATTATTCGTATCTCTTGTACTTTTGCAAACAATTCTTCATCGATAATTGCCGGGTGATGGTCTCTGACCAGATATTGCGGAACTTCTCCATTATTTATCCGTCTTTCATGGTTTAAGTAGTCCGTAGTATAGCTTTTTTGAATCCGGACTGCCCCTGTGTAACGCTCCGCACGAATAATCTGCCCGATCTGCCGTCCAGTCCAGCCATCTTCCAACACACTGTTGAGCTGTCCCTTTTTTGAATTTTTCTTTCGGGCTTCCACTGCCTTTGTTCGCGGTGGTGGAATTCTATCAAAATTCAAGCTCCTGGCAATCTCTGTATATGCCTTACCTTCCAGAACTTCATGGAAGATTCGCCTGACCACCGCCGCTTCCTCTTCAACGATTTCAATGTCCTTATACTTATATCCACTTTCAAGGGTAATGACCTTTCCATTGTAGCGGTACCCATAAATGACCGCATTCCTGACTTCTCCCTTTGGAAAGCGCATCTTATTTCCAAGATTGATATTGCCGGAAATACTCCGACTCTCTTCCTGGGCGATTGCCGCCAGCGTAGTAAGGATAAAATCATTCGTCGGGTCAGCGGTGTCCAGATTTTCCTTTTCAAAAAGGATCGTCACGCCACTGTCATGCAGGGCATCCAATGCTTCCATGAAATCTGCCGTGTTCCGTGCAAAACGGGAAATGGACTTGCACACAATGCGGTCGATTTTTCCCTCTTTGCAGTGCCGGAGCAGTCTGCGGAATCCGGTTCTATTTTCTCTGGATGTACCGGAGATGCCGTAATCTGAGTACACACCAACTGCATTCCATTCCGGATTGCTTTCAATCAGCTGGTTAAAATAGCGTTCCTGTGTTTCGTAGGAATTTTCCTGATCACTCGAATCTGTAGAAACGCGGATGTAAGCAGCCACCTTCAGACAGCCATTTTTCTTTTTCGTTGCACGGAACGTAGCCGTGGAGATGAATCGGTTGTCCTGTTCCTGTGGTTCTTCATCTGCATGAAAAAGCTGTGAGAACTCACTCTGCATCCCGCTCTGTACTTTTTCTGCGATGTCCGGCTGTGCCATGACTTTCCTTGCCGCCAGCGCATTCTGAATCAGTGCGGTAATGCCGGGGTCTACTACTTCTTTTGGTTTTTGTTGAGTAGACCTGTCCTGTTGCGTGTCAGTCGAGGGTAAAAAGGAAGCCGTGGCAGCTTCCGTACTCTGACGGACTCCTGCCACAGCTTCTTTCGGTTTAAGGGCTGCTGCCAACAGAGCTGAAACATCCACGGCAGATGCCGTTTCTCTCTTTTTCTGTTTCTGCTGGACGGTATTTTTGACCGTTGCTTTCTGTAAACTTGCCAGAAAATCAGTTCCTGCACTCATAATCTCCACTCCTTTCTGCCCGTTTCTTCCTTTGGGCAGTCACATATTCCCTCTGTTTCGTGATATTATCAAGTTTTATCGGCGCAGAAAGACGGAGAAATACCGCTCCGATTATTGTTCTATCTGCACGATATGTACCCCACCCTTGGCGGGTGGGGAGGTCTTATCAGATCCGGGCAGCATAGTCCAGACTGATCCAGCCTGCGCCGGATTTCAGCTTACCCCAGCCCTTGACCGAGCCAGTTCCAGCAGATTCTGCGACAATGGTGAACACGCCCTTTCCGGTGTAATAACCGGTCTTACCGTAATTCGTGCCCGGTCCCTTGCGGATGTTGAGGTCGTTAATGGATACACGGACTGCATACGGCACAGATGCCGCCGGGGTAGTCGGATAGACCGCCTTGCCGTCCGGGTCAAAGACCGTATAGCCGGGATTTGCATCTGCACATTCTTTGGCATAGACCAGCTCATGGAATGCGCCTTTCTGGGAAGCCGCGTTCTGCCAGCTCTTACGCACACGATACCAGCCGGAAATCGCGGTGCTGTCAGACGCTTTTGCCAGATCATACTTCGTAAGGTTCCAACGCTCGATGATACTGCAAAGGTTCTGAACATAGGTGTGGCTGGTCGCATAGCCACCGTCCTTGATCAGCTGCACTGCTTTCTTGTAGTCCGTGCAGCCTGCCAGACCCTCATAGCGTTTCTTGCTGCCGTTCATTGCCCCCAGCAGATACGCTGCATGGTCGGCAATAGAATCTTCCACACAGTCATATTTGCGAAAATTAGCTGTGATTGTGACCATCGAACCGTCCGGGTTCTGTTCCTGCGTTTTCTTCGTGTAGACAGACGTTCCATCCCATGCAGAATTCGGCCAGGTATTACCGGAGAGGTCAGCCTTCATGCCAAAGCAGTTATTGGCATTCTGCGCCAACTCGCTCGTGCCATAGCCGGACTCCAGAATGAACTGTGCCATCGACACACAGGCGAGGATGCCGGACTGTTTCTGGTTCTCCGTGAATAGCGGCCCGATCTTTGTGACTGCTTCTGCCTCAGATAGATTTTTCAGCGAAGATGCCTGCAAGCCGGAAGAACCGCCCAGTGCCGCCGTCGCCTTTGCCGCCAGATCACCCAGACGGGCATACAGCCAGTCGCCGGGGCAGCTTTTGTTGGCAAACCAGCGATGCACAGTCAGCACCATCTCGTCTGCTGCCGGAGCATAGTTGAGTGTCTTATTCTTATCCCCCAGCCACAACAGCTTTTTCTTGCCGTTGCGCTGACAAATATCGGTGCAGAGCTTAATTAGGGAACCGTACACCGAACTGTTCATGGCATACGGTGCAGTCAGGTCACTGGCGCACTCGATAGTGATAGCTCTCTGGTCATTCGCATTGCTGGAAGAGCACCAGCTGCGGTTCTTCTCTTCCACGCACAACGAAACCCTGCCGTCCTTGCCGATGCCGTAGTTGCAGCTTGCCTGACGGCTCGTGCTGGTAAAGCAGCCGCAGATGCTTTCCGCAGAAAGCTGACCCACAACACAATGCGGTGTGATACGGTCGATGCTGTGTGTCCTCTGCCCGGAGTGGTTCGGGGAGAGATTGGTGTAAACAACAAGTGGACTATTGGTATATCCCATAATGATTACCTCCTGAAAAAGATAGAAGCCCGGATTTCTCCGAGCCTCTGCGCAATGTGTATTTTTAAGGAATCAGCAGCTTCATGCCGACCCGGATGGCATTGGAGGTCAGACCGTTCAGCGAACGAATCTCTCCGTAGCGAGTACCATCTCCCAGCTCCTTCTCTGCGATCTTCCAAAGATTGTCGCCGGGATGCACCTCATAGATCTTGCTGGCAGTAAACGCATAGGTATCGGCACTGTTGAGGACATACGCCAAACCATTCTCTGCCTCCGGGCATTTGATCTTCAGCCAGCCATCACAGAATTCCGCGATTTCCACAATGGTGTTTTTCTTGTAGACCGTTACGACCTCGGATTCAAGATCCGGACTGGTGCGGATATTCATGAGCGTCTTGAGCTTACCGTAGGCAATAGTCGCCGGAAGTTCCTCTGCAGTCGGGAACTCGACCTCATCCACAGGCTCTTCTTTCTTATCCGCTGGCTGCTCTCCCGCCTCCGATTCTTCCACAGGACTTTCCGGTTCCTTCTCCTCCGGCTTATCCAGTACCTCTCGCTCCTCGTTATCCTCTGCTCCCGTAACAGGCACGGCTTCCTCCGGGTAGATGACATTACCGTCATTGTCAAAAACACGGCTGCCCGGATTCTCATCACACTTTGCTTTCGCGTTTGCCAGCAGCCGGTATGCGCCAAGCTGGGAGGATTCATCTTCCCAATCCACCCGCACACGGTAATAGCCGGTCGTCAGCTTTGCAGGGTATTCTTTCTTACTCATCTTGTTCTCCTCCTAAAAATAAGGGAGAGGCTGTCACACCTCTCCCAGTTCATCACTGTTCCTCGTTCTCGTGCTTCTTCTGGCTTTTTTCCTCCTTGAGCTGCGCCAGCATCTCCTTCAGCTTGTCCGGCACCGGAAGACCGATCACCGCCGCATTCTCAAGACAGCTCAGACCTTCATTTGCCAGATAGAAGAACACCACAGCCGTGCGGATGGCAGAGCCATTCTGAAGCACCTGTGTATCGATGATGTTGGCAATCCCGACCAGCACGAAGATACACACCTTCTTGGCAATGCCACGGAAGCCGACCTCAGAAGACAGCTCATGCTTGATGGCTGCTGCCAGCACCCCGGTGAAGTAGTCACAGACCACGAACACCACCAAAGCGTAAAGGAAGCCATCAAAGCCACCGAAGAACCAGCCCAGAAATCCGCCCAATCCTGCGAACATCCATTCAATCTTGTCGATCACATTCTGCATACGCTTGTCCTTTCCTGCCCAGTTGGGCATAAAAAATAGACGGCATCTGCCGCCTTGTGTAAAAAAACTCCTTCTATAATGAACACCGTTTAACAGACATTTTAGAAGTATGTCTGTCCTTGACGGTGGAAATTTAATAAAATTTGTTATCTAATCCGATAAATTCAATCTCCCGGAACTCGGTCGGGTTCTTCTTGATAATCCAATCGATATAGGTGGCGATAATCATGGCACAGACGAAATAGCCAACTGCATTGAAATGTCCTCCTCGCTTCTGCTGATAAAGAAAACCGGAAGAATACAATGTCGTGCCGTAAGTGAAAAGGTCAACCAGATACACATTCTGGAACATCCCTGCAATCTCACGAACTGCAGCATTATACCCGGCAGTTTCCACAGCTTTTAACGGATCGGTCAGCACAAAGATTTTTGCTTTCGGCTGAAGTTGCTGAATTTTCTGGATGATCCTTCCGTAATTCCCATAGTAGGTATCCGGATTCTGTGTATAATCATTCATGTCGATATCCGCAGCCGTGCCAATGGTGTACTTCTTATTGTTTTCGTTCTGCCCCAGTCCGATGACATAAGCCTCGCACTTATGCTCTCCGTCAAAGCACTCAACTGCCATAGAGCTGGAAAGGAACGTATCACACCGGAGTCCACCTCTTGACCAGTTGTAATAGGTATTGCCAGTCATTCTGGCAAGATACTGTCCCCAGGAATACTCAAACAGATCTTTTCCACTGGTAGAACCATCTGCTTTCTTATACACAGCTTCTCCGCTGGCAAGACTATCTCCGATGCAGCCCACATGTCGGAAAATCGCCATCAAACCGGCATCATTGCGAATGCGCTCCAACGGAGTATCCGAAAGATTAAATCCCAGCAGATCATTCACTTCGGCTGTCAACCGCTTCTGGATGCTTACTTCCAATTTTCCCTTCGTGACCGCGCCATCGGCAATTTTAGGAGTTGTGATTGCCCCATCCTGCACCTTCCCGGTAGAAACAACTGTATCCTGAAACCAGATCTTTGCAAAATCCTTCAGGTTTTCCTTGTACATAGTCAGCCGGATATATTCCGTTCCCTTCGGGCAAACAAATTCTGTATAGCACAAAACCCCACCCTTCTCCTGAGCATATTTCAGACCAGAAAGATATTTCTTATCTGCATCATAGAATGCCAGACCAGAAACATCATTGGGTGCTGTACTCATGCTGGCGCGTAAAAGGCATCGGCTACCGCCATACGGAAATGGAAGATAATCTTCAGTCGCAAAATAAGTGTTGGTTCCAGGCGTATATGTCCGGAGGCTTCCATTTGACCGAGAAATATACAAATCGGGGGTCAGAACAATATCCAGGGGGATCTCCAGAAATGCCGCATTTTTTGCAAGCACCGCACCATCACTCAGCTTTTCCGGTGTTATGGATTCATCTGCCAGATTGTCCGTCTTAACACATTTCTGTGCCAATTTCTCATGCGTGACCGCCTGATCTACGATCTGACCAACAGAAACACTGCAATCATCCAGCCACAGACCCACACCATCGAGGTTTTCCTGCCCCATGCAGGTCATCCGCATATACGCTGTCCCTTCCGGACAAAAAATGCGCCGCAATGCCAGTTTGTTCGTTTCCCGGTTGTAGTCACTTCCAGCGATAAACTTCTTATCTGCATCATAAAAAGCAATCCCAGATTTATCGCTTTCCACTTTTGACATGGCAGAGCAAACCTGAATCCAACAACCCCCATACGGAAATGAAATATATTCTACCGTAGCGAAATACACGTTTGGTGTCTGTGAAAAAGTCTCCACTCCGCCATATTTTCTCGGAATATATTTATCTGCCGTCCAGTTGAGCTCCGGCGTGATATTCAGAAAAGACAAGCGGCTTCCGTTCAATGCATCTTTCAAGATACCTTTACCAGATCCGATTGCCCGAACATGAGATCCCATTGATTTATAGGTCTGCCCTTCTTCATCCACCCGTGCGTCCACAACCTCTGCGGCATAGTCCTTATCCTTATCGGTCGAAGCCGACACATTGGCATCCAGCCGCTTATCCATCGTATCCATGCGGCTGTTCAGCTCTGCCTTATTGCTGTTGGTAAGGCTTTCTGCCGATGCCACACGGGTGTTAATATTGGATTCAGCCTTGTCAACATATTCCGTAAGATGAGCTTCGGTCTCTTTCATCTCCCGGATCGCTTCTGCAATCTGGGCACTGTAAAGGCTGTACTGCATCCAGTAAGATTGATCCGAAATGGCAGTTCCGGTCGGCACAGGCTTCCTGCTGATATAGCTCTCTCCGGACGATTTATCGAGTACAATGCTGAGTTCTTCGTATTCCTTGCTAATATCCCACACACCATCGTGTTTGGGAACGATTCTTCTTCCAATAAATTTAGACATAACAGTCTCCCTTCTACCGGTCTGCTCCGGCCATCATGATTTTCACTGCATCCGGCAGACTGGGAGGTCCTGTCTTTGAGAGGTCAAGAGCTACATAGTACCCCCCCGAATTTTCTGACGATTCATCATATTCTTTTTCCTTTCCCGGCAAAATGCCGCATTATTTGCTGTCCTCCGTCAGCCACGCACGGATCTGGCAATAGTAGCCGTCTGCCCATGCCTGATATCCTCGTGCCGAGGGATGGATGCTGTTGGTTAGTGTCCGGCTGGTTTCCGTGAACCGGTTCGTCACCGGTTTATCACTGTACGGAAATGCCAGACGGCGGTCAGTGCGCAGGCCGTGGGCAAAGCAGGTCACATTCTTGTGGTACTTGCCAGCATCAAATGCCTTGATCAGTGCAAGGTTCAGCGTGTTGATGCTCATATGGAAGATACCCATGCTGGAACCGCACTGATAAGAATAATCCGAGCCGGGGCCACAAAGACCGATACCGATCTTGCAGTTCGGGAAGCCCGTTTCCTTATCCAGCAGCGCATCGATAAACTGCTTCGCCTGATCCACGAACTTCTGCACCTCTGCTTCCGTGCGGTACAGTGTAGTGCCCTGTGACACATCATTGGTGCCAAGTGCAATCAGGAAGTAATCGATGCCCTCATAGCCGTTGGTCTCGCAGTATTTCTGGAAATCCAGACGGCCTTTGATCTTGTCCCAGAACGCATTCGTTTTGCCGGCGTAATCCGTATCTGCCAGATACCGGGCAAAGGTCCAGCTGCCGCGTCCTTCGTGCTTGCCGCCAGACGGTCCTCTCGTTCCCAGCGGGTGGATCACGCAGTCATTATCCTCTGCCAGCAGACGGTACACTTCCGTTGCCACAGAACCATTGTCCACGAGAGAGTCTCCACAGATGCAGATATTCTTCGTGAGCTTGTCCTTCAGCTTATGGTGGACCCTGACCTGGACAGGTTTGGACGATACCGTATGGCAGTCATCTTCATCCAGACGGCGGACGGTCAGTGCAAAATCCGTACTGTCCTTCGTCGGCGTGTAGTTCATGCAGTACTCGTTCCGGGTCAGGCTCGGTGCATTCGTGCCTCTGGCGAGCACATACAGATTTTCCTTGCCATCGTGGCGGGAAAGACAGTCAAAGAAGATGGAAAGCTGGCGTCCCTCCATGCAGTCCCAGTGGGACGGGGTCACGATGTCATCCTCTACAGCCGGAGTAATGGCTTTCTGCACATAATCCGTGATACGCTTCGGGATGAAAGATGCCGCGTTATCTGCGAAGAGATCACCCGCTTTGTATTCCTTACCGCCCACAATGAACTTCACATCCGGGTGAATGTGCGGATTATACAGCTTGCTCTGATACCAGGATGCAATATAGAAACCATTCGTACCCAGCTTTCGGAACAGGCTGGTGTCGTACAGATTGATGGTTTTCGTACCGGCATCATAAGCGAGGATGCGCATCGGCATACCAAATGTCGAGCTGGGTGTGTTAAATGCCATCTCTACCGGATCGCCTGCCATGATCCACTCATAGTGGAACGTATCTGGAACACCCAGACACTTGGTACTGACCTGGATCGTACCGCCATCCTGGTCAATGGTAATACCGCCGCTTGCCAGATACATATGGCGGGAATCCTTACCGGCAAGATCCGTGCGGAGCTGCTGGAAGCGGTCCTCATACTTCTTTTCGATATAGGAATCACGCCGTTCTTCATCGAAAAGCTCACCAGCCTTATAAGTCGTGCCATCCAGCACAATGCTGAAAGAGGAACCCATGTGCGGATACCAGAAATGGTTTTCATACCATGCAGCGATATAGTAGCCGTTTACTCCCAATGCCCGGAACTGTGCAGTGTTGTAAAGATTGATCTGATCTATGGACGAGTCATAGGCAAGGATCAGCATGTGATGCTTTTCTGCTTCCGTACTATCCAACATCGGTACCGGCTCCTCACTAGCACTGATCCAGTAGTAAGCACCGTTATCGACAACCGCCAGGATACGTTTCGTGACCTGAATGGTGCGGTTGACCCTATCGATCGCAAACTGGCCTGTAGCGAGGAACATCTTTGCTGAACGGTACTTGTGCCAGGTCATCGCAGTATTCGCAATCTTGGCTGGATTGCCATAATCGATCCCGTTGATGACTGTACCGCTGCTTGAAGGAGCTGCGTACACCACATTCCAGTCAAAAAAGACCGCAAACACAAAGCGGCCCTTTGTGAATAGATCGCCCCAGCTATCGCCGCTTGTATTTTCCACCTTAATGACAGGGACTTCTGTCTTTTCTCCCGTCTCGTTTGCGGATGCTTCCGCACCATCATAATAGATCGCCCACCATTTTCCCACTACTGCAAAGTCAAACGAGGTACTGTTTTCCGCCACCAGTTTCGTCTGCTCGTACTGTGTACCATTTGTACGGCGGCAGACATATACACTCTTTCCCTCCGGGAATGTGACCGTCACTTTGCTGCCCGTGAACCTGATATCCACGCTGCCGTTCATCCACTGCCAGCCTGTTGCGTAATTTGACAGCAATCTCATCGGGAGCATGTTGTCATAGAGGTACACCGAGAGCTTCGAGAACAGCTTTTCATTGGTGGTGACAGAGATGAAACGGGTATTCGGAAGCAGTGTGATCACATAGTTGTCATAGACCTTGCCGCTCTCTGCCCGGAAACAGCCACCGAGGAACTTACGGTCCATGTCATAGCAGACCACGTTGTTATAGTCATCCCGGCCGCTCATATAGCCGAACTGACCGTCCACCAGAATCGCATCACCGCTGACCGGGACCATGTGCGCCACGCGCCAGCTTTCCGAAGCTACAAGGTTGCCGTTCTGGTTTGCGTAACCATTTTTGATCACCCAGTTCTTCATGATATTCTGCATGGAACGCACCCTGCCGACTGCACGGATATTGTCACCGGCTGTGGGATAAGTCTTTCCCTCATCATCCACACGGGCATCTACCAGCTCCTGCGCATAGTTGGCATTTTTGTCCGTAGATGCCTTGACGTTGGCATTGATCTGGGCTTTCAGTGTTTCTGCAGTCTTATCCATCTCGGACTTACTGGCTGCAACTGCACTGTTCGCTGCATCGACTTTCTGAGTGATATCCGCTACATCCTGTGCGGTCATCTTGCGCAGGACTGCCACATCTGATGCAGTATCTGTACGAAGCTGCTCTACATCTGCCGCAGTATCCTTGCGGAACTGCTCCACTTCTTCTGCCGTATTCTGACGGTACAGAGCCATCTGCTCCGAGAACCGGGAACACATCGCCCAGTATTCCTCCTGAGACAAAAGCGTTCCGACCGGCACAGGTTTCCGGCTCATATAGCTGTCGCCAGTGGATTCCTCATACACAATGGTAAGAGGCTCATATTCTTTTGCTTTGTCCCAGACACCATCATGGCGAGGGACGATTCGGTTGCCGATATATTCCGACATATTTTCCCCTTTCCCGGCTGCATCAGCCGTTTGCAAACTCTACGATCAAGCGTCCGTCACCATCCATTGAAAAGATGAGCTTCAGACCATCCTCGGTGGTGAAGGCAAGATAACCGTCATCCGTAACCGTACAGTTCAAAAGATTTTCGATGAATTTCTGGATGGTGCTGGATTCCGACTTGTCACTGAAGCCGAGTCCATCCTCCGACACAACGGCAAAATAGCCATCATCCGTGATATACACTTCCAGCAGTCCCTTGCGGATGGCTTCCACCACGCCAGCGTAGGTATAAGTGGCGATCTTGCCGTTGTTGATGGCTGCCCGCTCCACCTTCAATGTGAGAGAGAACGACCCAAGGACATCCCCTGCTGCGCTGAGCATAACAACATCCAGCGGAAACCGCCCGGCCTGTGCGGTCATGAAGGTCGTGATTGTAAAGACGACCGCCCCATTTTCAACAAACACAAGGTCGGATGCCGTCTCGCTGGTGTAATGAAAGATCGTGCCGTCCGGTCTGGTGCCGGAACAGGCAACAATGCAGTCCTGCGGTACAGAATACTGTACCGAGTTGTTATACAGGACACATCTGACTTTCCGTGCCCTGTTATCATATTGTTTGACCGGAACTGTCACTGGAATGAGATTTTCCGTCAGCGACAGTTCCACTTCCTGATAAATGCTTGTGATCATTATGCGCTCCCTCCTTCCTGATCGGTCTTCTTATCATCTGTTTCTTCTTTGCCCCCATTATCTTTTTCTTCGGTGTCCGGGTTCTCCGGCTCCGGCTTTTCCGGTTCCGTCGGTGTGGTCGGTTCCGTTGGTTGTTCCGGCTCATGGCCGATGGTCTGCCACTGTTCTCCATCCCAGAGCTTTAACCGCAGGTTCTTCTTATCAACCCAGAGCATATCTGCCGCCGGGGCCACCGGCGCATTTTCCGACACCGGGATGCTGGGCTGGTACTTTTCATCCAGTTCTTTTTCGACATCTTCCGACAGCTTCTTCGCCACACTGTATCTCTCATCCAACTCCTTCTGCAGATCTTCTGAGATTTCTGTTAGGGTGCCATACCGCTTATCCAGTTCCTCATACAGCTCTTTAGACAGCTTCTTTGCCGTTTCGTACCGCTGGTCGAGCGTTTTCTGAAGCTCGGCAGAGATGGCGGTCGCTGTTTTGTACCGTTCATCCAGTTCCTTCAGCAGCTCCTCGGAAAGCTCCGTGGCTTTCTTATAGCGGTCATCCAGTTCTTTGAGGGTCTGTTCCAGTAGGATCGCTGTCCTGACTGCGGTGTCATCCGCCTCCCAGCCATATCCCCACGTCTTACCGCCATCCGTGGATACAAACAACCCGGCAGCGCTGTTCTTCCATGCGACCGTTGACTGTTTCAAAGTCGCCGCATTGAATGCATACCGGGTCGTATTTCCCTTACTGTCAGTTTCATTTTTATAATGCAGTCCAAACAGCGCAGCAAAAAGCGCACCGTCATAAATAATGGATGCTGTGATCCCACCGACCTGCTCTCCCACTGCTGTCTCCGCACGGACTGCCGTATCATAGGCAATCGTTGCTGTATTCCGGATGCTATTGAGCGAACCGGTCAGAGAAGAATTCCGGCTGCTGACTGTGGAGTTCGACAGCGTAATGCTGTTATAGCGTTCCAGCAGCGCATCATACTCGGTTTCCGTGACTTTGGAACTGATTTCGATTCCCAGCTTTGAGATAAACACATGGACCGTATCGCAAAGGGAGACTCGCTCTGCTTCCACGATGTCCTCGTATCCCGGTGTATTCCAGAGCTGTAAGAAGTCGATCTTGATGTCGATTTCCGGCTCCGTTAAGTCCGTGGTGTCGATATAGTTCTGTGCATATTCCCGGAGTGCCGTCTCACTCGGCTTTTCCTGAAAATTGCTGGTACAGTCCAGCACGGTGACCTTCTGGTAAGGAATTGACCGCTTGCTTTGCAGCACCACCTTCTCCGGCAGCTCCATGACCGCCTGGGTTTCATTATCCACCCAGTACGGATGCACACCAGTGATCGTGTTCTCGATGGATTTCTCCATCTTGAAGTCTGTCAGGTTCTTCCCGTAGATGATGTGGACATTGTGATCCGCACCTCTGGTTTTATGAAACTTGACCGTGTAGCGATCCCACTCAAATTCACCGCCGAAGGTATCCAGCACGGAAGCATCCATGCCGCCCAGACAGTTACGGAAGGACGATGGAACGCCCAGCGTAAAGGTTGCTCTGGATTCCACATTCGTCCAGACATTAAACGGACAGTCGAAAGCCGCATGGCTTTTCAGCCCCTGCATTGCCCCGCCACATCCGGTCACTGAAAATGGTGATACCGTGATAAAGTTGAGCTGGTAGGAAATATGCCGTGCCTGCACTTCCAGCTTGCCATCAATAGGGGTCGTGATCTTGTAGATGCGGAACGGCTGAGACTGCATGGTATCGGATGGCTTGGCAAGGATGATATTCCCCTCCTCCAGCCTTTCTGCATGGATGCCATCTGCCGGACAGACCAGCTTCAGTTCATAGCTTCCGTTTCTCTTTTCCGTTACGGTACAAGACTGTGCATCTGCCAGCTTTCCGATGCCGTTATGGTCAAATTTCATTTCTCTGGAATCATATAAACATGGAATCACTGGCTGCACCTCCCTTTTACAGCGTCCACCAGCGTGGAGTCACCTCCACCGCTGTGATACCGCCTGTCCATGTGATCTGTGTCTTTCCCTCCGGCAATTCCGGGAAGTCATCCGAAAGGATGGTCTCATTGCAGAAGCCGGAAGCGTTGTAGGCGTTGTGCGTCTCACAGTTGAGCAGCACGTAGTCCTTAATACTGTGGATGGTGATCTTCTCCTCACCCACATACAGCTCACCGCCAGAATCTCCGTAGACCTTGAAGATAGGCTGCGCCGGAAATGCAAATGGGTTCTTCAAAGTTGATCTGCCATCCAACCGGATCGTCCTCTGCCCATCCACGCTCCACCTCTGGGGCTTACAATTGAAGGTCAGTTCCATCTCAGCGGCTTTCTGGGCGGTGATATCAAATTCCAGAGCATCCTTGCAGACTGCCATCCTGAAGAAATCCGGGTCGTAGGTGTCCTGCAACTTCTGGTAGCCAATCGGAGATAACAGCCATGACTTGACCGCAGCTGTCTTGGCTGGCAGACCGTTGAAGAAAAATGCCTTATACTTGATATCCACGTTCTGATATCTGCGCCTTCCTGTCCTTGCATTCTCGGTGATGATGTCCCCGTTCCTGCCGGGTACGGAGGTACTCTCCACATCTGCAGCCGGGGAATCATATACACCGGGTCCAGACAAATATAAAAGGAAGTCTTTGCTGGACTTCCCAGCAAAGGCCAGATACTGTCTGGCGTATCTGCCTTTTAACTGAAACTGTGATACTGTCTGCTTTGGGGTGTTGTAGCCCATACGCATCTCCTCCTTTACTTGAAGACTGAATCATCCTCGTGGATCATGCCGTTGATCTTATCGGCAACGGTCTGTGCCAGTTCATCATCGTTCCGGGCGTTATAGCCATTGACTGTGATATACACACCGCCAAGGTTGGTCGTCCGGGTGGTACCGCCTCCGGCCAGAGCTGTCCGCGGGAAGTTCCAGCCAGAGCCATCGAAGTGCGGCAGGGTCAGTTCCGGCAGACTGAAGGAACTGATGCCCTCCATACCCTGCTGCACCTTTGCTGCCATCGACTTGATCTGGCTGATCAGACTGCCTTCTCCTTTCTTGATGCCGCCGGAAAGCAGCTTCATGAAGTCCGGCATATAGGTGTCCGCATCTGCCAGAGGTCCTTCATCCGGTACCGAGAAGTGCAGGAACGATCGGATACCGCTTGCCACACTCTTGACCGCATTGCCGACCCAGCTGACGCCCTTTTTGATACCTCCGGCGATACCGCCAACGATGTCTTTGCCCAAGCTGACCGCCGAGGAAGCCACATTCTTGATACTGCCCCAGATGGACGATGCCACATTGCCGATGGCAGATGCCGCATTGGAGATTCCGTTCTTGATGGCATTGACACCGTTCGTGAATACAGAAGTGACCTTGTTCCAAATATTCGTCACACCCTCCCGGAAGCCATCGCAGTTTTTCCAGAGAGCGGTCAGTCCCAGACCGATGCCGCCAACGGCCGCCACTGCGATACCTGCAGGACCCTCCAGACCAGCAAGTGCTGTGCCTGCGGATGCGAGGAAACCACCTGCGGAGCTTGCTACGCCTGCAAGAGCCGTACCCGCACCTGCCGCCAGACCAGATACGGCCGTGCCAACCGAACCGAACAGTCCTGCGATTGCGGAGCCGGCAGAACCAGCAATTCCGCCCAATGTGGACCCCACACCAGACAGAAGCCCGGAAAGACTGCCGCCTAAACCACCGATCTTCGATACCACACTGGAAAGCAGTCCGCCCAGATTCGACAGGATTCCACTGCCGCTGGAGCTAAGGCTTCCCAGCTTCGAGATAATGCCAGTGATGCCTTCTCCGAGACCGCCCATCTTGGAAGTCAACCCAGAGATCAGGTTGCCAAAGTTCGACACAATCTGACCGCCATCTGCACTGCCGATTTTCGACAGGAAACTGCCGATGTTGGACAGCAGACCGCCGCCGTTCTCTGTGCCGAGAACATTGCCGAGGTTCTGCATCGTACTTCCAAGGTTTCCAATGGTGTTCTTCATGGAACCGAGCTTGTCCACAAGCCCCGTGACCGTATTGACCGTGTCACCGACCTTGCTGATGCCGTTGCCCAGGCTCTTTAGGAAATCCGAGTTGAAGGTATCGCCAAGGCTACGGATCGCATTCCCAAGGGAACTGGTCTGAGAGCTCAGCTCACCAATGGAATCCTTCATATCCGCAAAACCCTGCTTCACTTCATCGCTCATGCCACCGACTGCGGTTTTGGTGATACCCTGCAGGTCAGTCCAGAGCTGCTGGAACTGTGTTTTCAGACCGGAAAGCCCGGACATCAACTGGGACTGGATACCGCTGCCCACATCCCTTGCAGCACTACCGATACCGCTCTGACTTTTCTTGATCGTGGTGGCAAAACTGCCGACCACGGAATCCATCCAGTCGCCCAGAGAATCTACCGGGGTCGTGAGGTTGCTGCTCATAGCCCCAGCAAGTCCCTGCACGGCTTTCACCACCGACTTGACATTTTTCTTAATGCCGGTTGCCAGCAGCTTCATGAAGTCGGGCATATAGGTATCTGCATCGGACAGAGGACCTTCGTCTGGTACAGAGAAATGCAACAGACTTCTAACCCTGCTTGCGACATTTTCTGCCGCTGCGATCACGGAACTAGCCGCTGCCCGGACACCTGCCGCCATCTGGGAACAGATATCTGCACCCCAGCGGTATGCCGAAGAAGCAATCGAACCGAGCGAGTTAAAGCTGCTCCTGATACTTGCGACACCAGAAGAAACCGTGCTGCGCAGGCTGGACATTGCCGAAGACACCGTGGACTTGATGCCGTTGAAAGCAGAGGTCGTGGTGGATTTCAGGGAATTCCAGCCGCTCGTGACCGTACTGCGGACAGCTGTGACAGAAGAAGTCGTAAGAGACTTGATGCTGTTCCATGCTGTCGTAATGACTGTTTTGATACCATTCCAGCTGGTGTTTGTCAGAGTTTTCACTGCGTTCCATGCGCTTGTCATGGAAGATTTTACAGAAGCAGTCGCAGAAGTAGTCAGAGACTTGATTCCGTTCCATGCTGTAGTGATAACGCTCTTGATTCCGTTCCAGCTGGTCGTTGTCAGCGACTTCACTGCATTCCATGCACTGGTCATGGAAGATTTAACTACCGCTGTCGCAGAGGTCACATTGGATCTCACCGCCGCAAAGCTGGTCTGGATGGTGGTCTTGATGCTGTTCCATGTGCTCGTGGTACTGGTCGTAATGGAGCTCCATGCGGATCTCATCGCGGCACTTACACCTGTCGTTCCGGTCTTCACCGTCTGGCTGATGGCTGCCCAGCTCTTACTGTATGCCTGCTCCACTCCCCTCATGGAGTTGGTGATGGAGGTAGACAGCGTGGTGGACAGGTTCTCTGCCGCCGCAGTCACAAGGCTGGTGTTGGTCGTGATGCCGTTTGCCAGACCCTGCATAAAGTCCGGCATCCAGCTTTCCATATCTGCCAGAGGTCCTTCATCCGGCACAGAGAAGTGCAGGAAGGAACGGATACGATCCGCCACTCCCGATACGGCACTTGCCACATCCTGAATCCTCGACTGGATACCGGACACAATGTTGCCGATCATGTCAGAGCCCCACGAAAATGCCTGTCCAGCCAGACCCTTGATAAAGGAGACCGCACTGTTAAAGCCATTCGTGATGGTGGTCTTAATACCGGAAATCGTAGAGGAAATCCCGGATTTCATCGAGTTAAAGGCTGTGGTTGCCGCGCTCTTGATGCTGTTACTGAGGGACGAAACCGTAGACTTCATGGCATTCCAGCCGGAGGAAACCACCGATTTGATGCTGTTAACCACACCGGAGATCTTGCTGCTGATGGCGCTCCAGATGGAAGAAACCGTGGACTGGATCGCAGAAAGGACTGTCGAAATGACCGTCTTGATCGCATTCCATGCCGTACTCATCCTGGTTTGGATGCCAGTCAGCAGCGGAGACAGGAAGGATACAATGGCGTTCCACACCGTTGTCACTGCAGTCTGGATTGCTGTCAGCACCGTGGAGATAGCCGTCTGAATCGCTGACCAAACTGTAGAAAAAGTCGTCTGCAATCCAGTCAGCATCGGAGTCACGAAGGCAACGATGGCGTTCCAGATGGAAGTGATCTTCGTCTGAATTGCGGTCAGTGCTGCGCCGATCAGGATCTGGATCACCTGCCAGATAGTCTCAAACAGATATTTGAACGCATCCAACAGAGGTTTCATGGTGTTGTAGATGCCATTCCACACCGAAGTGATAGTCGTGCTGATGGTGTTCATGACCGTAGAGATCGCGGTCGAGATTGCCGTCCACACAGTTGTCACCGTGGTATGGATTGTATTCATCACAGAAGAAACTGCTGTGGAAATGGCAGTCCAGATGGTGCTGAAGGTCGTCTGGATACTCGTAAGGACGGTGGTGAAAAATCCAGACACTGCTGTAAATACAGTCGTTGCTACACTTTGGATAGCGGAAACTGTGTTTGAAAAGAAGCTGCTGATTCCACTCCACACAGTCTCGAAGAAGCTCTTGATACTGCCCCAGACCGTCTGCCAGTCCGTACCGAACAGCCCAAGGAACACATCCAGCGCACTCTTCAGAGCAGTAAGGGTCGTGGAGAAAATGGACTTCACGCCATCCCAGATGCTGGAAAAGATACCCTTTACCGCTTCCCATGCGCCGCTCCAGTTGCTGGAGAACACATTGGAAAAGACATCAAACAAGCCGAGCAGCGTATCCAGAGCCGTACTCAATACCGTAGCCACAATCTGGAATGCTCCCTCAAACAGCGGTGCAAGCACCTGACAGAAGCCATCCCAGACTGCTTTCAGTACCTCAGTTACATCCTTAAAATCAAAGCCCAGCCCGTTGATCCGCTGTATCAGCTGATCACAGAAGCCTTTCACCTTGGAAACGATGTCGTTCCAGATGCCGGTAATGGCAGCACGGAACTCCTCGTTGGTGTTCCAGAGATTCATAAAAGCCGCCACCAGCGTACCGATGACGGCCACTACAGCTACGACCGGCCCGGACAGACCACCCAGAACCACACCCAGCTTGCTGAACACACCGCTGGCACTTCCCACGTGGGTGATGAGAAGCCGGACACCCTTTGCAAGAGAACTGAACCCCCGCATCGCGGTGCCGACGGTCGATATGGTCTTGCCCAGCACAATGAGCAGCGGACCAATGGATGCCGCCAGCAGCCCGATCTTGATGATCGTTTCCCTGGTACTTTCATCCATACTGTTCAGCTTGTCCACGAACTGCTGCACGGCAGATACGATCTTACGGATGGTCGGCATCAGGATATCACCAAAAGAAATGGCCAGCTCTTCCAACTGAGATTTCAGAATGGTGAGCTGACCATTTAAATTGTCCTGCATGGTCTCTGCCATGCTTTCGGATGCACCATCGCAGTTTTCAATGGCTCCACGCAGTTTGTTGATGTCCGTTTCGCTGGAATTCATCAAGGCAAGGAATCCGGACATAGCATTTTTGCCGACCAGTGCCTCAGCGTTGGCGGCCTTCTCAGATTCCGACAGCCCGGAAAATGCCACACGGCAGTCCGCAAGGATGTCGTTCAGGCTTCTCATGCTGCCATCTGCGTTGCTGGTCGCAATCGTGACCTCACCAATGTTTTTACCCACAAAAGTCACTTCACCGGAAAGGTTGTTCATGATGGTACGAAGGGACGTACCAGCCTGCGAAGCCTTGATACCACTATTTGCCATCAGACCGATGGCTTCTGCGGTATCCTCTGCCGAGAATCCCAGCGCACCGGCGATAGGTGCACAGTACTTGAACGTCTCGCCCATCATGGAGACATTGGTGTTCGCATTGGAAGAAGCAGCTGCAAGGATATCTGCAAAATGCCCGGAATCCGCAGCAGATAAGCCGAACGCGGTAAGGGCATCCGTGACGATATCCGAAGTCGTAGCGAGGTCTTCACCGGATGCCGCCGCAAGGTTCATGATACCCTCGATGCCGTTCAGCATGTCAGAAGTCTTCCATCCGGCCATGGCCATGTATTCCATCGCCGAAGCTGCCTCGGATGCAGAGAACTTGGTCTTTGCACCCATCTCACGGGCTTTTGCACGAAGCTGGTCAAAGTCATCTCCTGTCGCACCGGAAATGGCAGAAACCTTACTCATCTCGGAATCAAAATCTGCTGCTGTCTTTACTGTGGCCGTACCAAGACCCGTTACAGCGGCAGTCACCGGCAGGAACTTCTTACCAACATTCTCCACAGAAGATCCGATGTTCTGGAGCTTTTCTCCGGCTTCATCGATTTTGGCAAGAGTCGCATTGGTAGTAGCCGCCTGGTCCTGTAAGGATCGCAGATTCTGTTCGGTCTCCACGATCTCACGCTGGAGGGCATCGTACTGCTGCTGGGTGATCTCACCGTTGGCAAGCTGCTCATTCGCCTGCTGTGCCGCAGTCTTCAGAGTTGCCAGCTTTTCCTTGGTAGCTTCAATGGCATCCTTAAGCATCTTCTGCTTCTGGACGACCAGTTCTGTATTGGAGGGGTCCAGTTTCAGGAGTTTGTTGACATCCTTCAGTCCGGACTGCGTCCCCTTGATTGACTTGTTTACACTTTCCAGTGCTTTGGAGAGCTTTGTGGTATCGCCGCCGATCTCAACGGTGATGCCCTGGATTCTGGATGCCATATGGATGACCACCTCCTTTTGGGCATGAAAAAAGCCCATCTGCACGGAGCAGACAGGCTAAAAATGGGTATAAAAATACCCTGCCAGCTTTCACCAGCAGGGTTGATTAGAATTTTTACTTGTAAAGGTCTTCCAGCGTTATCAGCCGAACTTCACCTCGCTCTTGTGCCTGAAGAAGTCCATCTGCGAATCCGCCTTTCGAGAAGATATAGTAGTGATAGTTGTTGCCCTTTCCAAAAACTGAAGCATAATCCCGAATCAAATCGAGTTCATCCACACCGATTTTCTCATTCCGGTATTTGCATGAACCGATGATATAGTCTTTGCCCTCAACAGGAGTTCCGACGATATCAATCTGTATCTGCTTTTTCTTCTTCGGGTCTGTCCCCCACCACTGGCCGATTTCACTCAGCTCAATAGGAAGGCTATCCGAATAATAGAGCAGGTAATCCTGACACATCTTCTCATAAATTAGACCCATGTAATCAGGAAGATACTGCTTTACAGCGTGTGGATAGGTCTTTGCAATTCTGCCAGAGTCAATGGCACTCATATTGATTGGCACAAACCGATACCAGAAACGGAAGAAGTTATCAGCCAGCAGATAGATGGTTTTCTTACCCGGTTTTTCTGTAATCGGTGTTTCTTTCTTCGCAATGCCAAGGTCGATCAGCGTTTTCAGGTACTTCGATACGACCGAGTTTTCCTCGCCGACCTTCATCTTGATATCGTTCATTCGGGAAGCACCTTCTGCAATCGCTTTAATGATTGCATTATAAATGGCCGGCTCCCGGAGTTCCTGCTTCAGTAAGTTCCCCGGTTCCTCATACAGATAGCTGGAGCGGTCAAAGAAATTATCCAACAGAGCTTCATCCACACTATCTCGCACATCCAACTTATTGATATAGTGGGGAACTCCTCCCGTGATTCCATAAATCAGGGAATTGTCTTCTGCAGACAGATTTGGGTGGAACACAGCGGTTTCTTTATAGTCTAGCGGCTCAATCTTAAACTGGCCAGTACGTCTGCCATACAACGGACTTTCCTTTCCAAGCACCTGACTCTCCATGAAGCTCATAGAGGAGCCGCAAAGAATCAGGTACATCTTGGACTCTGTCCATTTGTGGTCGATGATGTGCTGCAGCATCGCTGAAATAGCTGGTTTTGCTTTTGCAAGATAAGGATACTCATCAATGACAAAGACAATCCTCTTTTCCTTTGAAAGTGCTGTCAGCTCATCCAAAGCTGCATCATAGGACCTGAACTCCGGTGCAGACTCCATATCCGGCCGCTCAAAACTCATAATCGACTTTGAGAGAGCTTCCAGATTTTCCTTTCCTGTCGTGTTCAATGCAGAAAAGAAAATGGTAGGCTTATCTTTGCAGAACTCGTTGATCAGTGCCGTTTTACCAACACGCCGTCTGCCGTAGATGACAATGCACTCAAACTTATCACCTGCATACCGTTTATTCAGTTTCCGCAGCTCATCCTCACGGCAATAGAATTGACTCATCTGCTCACCTCCAATAATTACACTCGTGAGTTAGCAACTCGTAAGTTACTTCTTTACGAGTATAATAAATCAGATAGTCTGCAAAGTCAAGTAAAATAAGTCGAACCTTTAGAATCGATCGAAGTCCGACTGACTTGCCAGCTCTTTGTACGGATAGTCGTCGTTCTGCCGCTCTGTGAACATATCATTGACCAACCCGATGGTCAGCAGGTCGAGGTCGGCAATGCTGATACCGAGCTGTACACAGCGCAGCAGAAAGAGCGGGGTGGTCATTTTCCGCTCACTTTTTCGAGGTTTTTTCTGGATTCCACCTCCGTCTGCACATTCAGGCCCCACAGTTCGATCAGCTGGGGCAGGATCTGGTAGATGGAGAAGGTGTTGAACTGGTCCAGGAACTCCTCCGGGCTGTCCGGCACATTCGCAGGGTCAGCATGACGGGCCATCAACCATGCCAGGTCCTCGAACATCTCCAGACTGAAAAGGTCGAGGTTGGAATTGTCCTCATCGTTCTCCCCTACGCTCTTTTCCAGCTGGCGCAAGTCTTTGTAAATGTCACGGCCGAACTTGATACGGTACAGGCGGGGTACAGCGGCACTTGCCTTAAAGGTGACTTCCTTGCCATCGATCTCGATTTTCTTTGTAACTGCCATAATCGTAATCCTCCAAAATTTCATGTAAAATTGGCAGAGCCGAAGCCCTGCCATATATCGTGTTTCTTACTCTGCCGGGTCAATGCTCACCAGTGCATTACTGCCACTCACAGTCGGCAGCTTTCCATCCCACTTCTGGATCTTCTGGTAATCGATCAGCGTATCGGACAGGCTTTCTGCCAGTTTGCGGTTTGCCTCTGCCTGTGCATCTGCGGCAATGGAAGTCTTCTGGGCTTCTGCCTCTGCATTGGTGATCGCCACCTGCTTATCGGCTTCTGCCTTGGCAATGGCGGCTTCGTTCTCGATCTTCTGCTTATCTGCGTTCTGTTGTGCAATGGACTTCTGCTGGATGGCGGCATTGTAGGCTTCCTCGAAATTCATGTCGTTGACGACGACCTTGTTTACGAACACAACATCCTCACCATATTTCTGCACAAGGGACTCTGCCAGCTTCTGCTGTGCCAGAGGCTCGATCTTGGTACGGTTGGTTACCTCATTGGGACCAAGTTCTGCCATCGCAGACTTGATTGCCGATGCCACTAACTCATCACCGACCAGATTCTTGATGTCGGACACATTCGCATACAGCCATGCGCTCTTTTCAGGAAGCACCTGATAGGTCACGATGACATCAGCGGCATACACAGGAGTCTTGTCGGAGGCTTCGCCCCAGACCTGCGCCTCGATATGCTTATCCTGCTGCTTGTTGTTGACCTTATGGATGCTCTGCACAAAAGGAATGCAGAAATTGAGCTTGCCACTCTGGATGGTGGTCTCCTGGATCTGACCAAAGCTGGTCTTCACGCCGGTGTAGCCGGTGGGAATGATGTGGAACGAACAGATAGCCAGCACCAGAACGATGATCACTGCGAACAAAGGAAAAATCTTCTTCATAATCGTATACCTCTTTATAATAATGTAAGCAGAGCCAAAGCCCTGCGGTGTGTGCCGGTCACTTAGCCCTGCGGCTCCTCGGTGTGACTGGTATCTTCGATGTCCACAGCTTCTGCCTGCGGCTCATAGACCGCATCGTACCACTTGTTATAGACATCATCGGTGGTGTTGGTGCCGGTCTTTGCCTTGACATAACCGTTTGCCAGAGGGGTTGCCTGCAGGTTCAGGGTGTCCGTCTTGACTTCCTTGCTGTCCTCATTGGTCTCACCCTCGATGGACGGACGGCTTGCCACACAGTTGTACAGCACATGGCGGATATGGCGCTGGTCACCATCGAACTCGAACAGGAAGGCGAAATGCTCCAGTTCCACGTTAGCGTTCTCAGCAAGCACGCCGTTGCCATCCAGCTCCTCGTGCATGATGTCCGTGAGGAAGCTCTCCGGGATCAGTGCGATCTCCAGATCACCCTCGTAGCCGGAGTTGTTATTCACGACATAATAGGCGATATTGTCCGCATAGAACGGCTCGATTTCACCGTTAGCATCCATAGAAAGACTGACTGCACCGGGGATGCGGACCGGCTTTGCGTAAGTGACGCTGCCATCTTCGTCAAAGGTCGCCTTGGCATAATGGCAGTTTTTCAGGCCAAATTTGACCTTATTGCTTTGCTTCGACATTGGTTATTCCTCCTATCGCCCTGCGGCCGGCTTATACGGTCAGCTCATACAGGACTTCATACATCTTTTCGGTTTCGATCCAGACCTCGCTTTTCTCATAGTAGAGTTCATGCGAAGTCAGGACTTCTTCAATAGTTGCTTCCATATCCGGGTCTTTGTAATCGGTGTACACCTCAATGTCCAGCCGGTTGAAATGGTAGTACACAAGGTTATCCGCACCGAAATTCTCGGCTTTCGGATACAGGAAGCAGATAAATGGTGGATCAGGGCTCTCCCCTTCTGCGAAATGGTCATACGCATAAGGAAGCCCCATCTCCTCCACCAGAGCTTTTACTTCTTCGTGGGTCATTGGTTTCTCCTTACTTTAGTGCCTTTTCGATGAGAGACTGGAGCTGCTCGATGCCGGCCTGCTCTGCCGGAGCGATATGGGGTCTTCCTGCCACCCGTCCGCCGCCGCGCTTAGCATGTCCCTTTTCCAGCAGATGTGCCAGCTGGTAGCGGTTCTTGGAATGCACCACCATCTGAATACTCTGGCTTGATTCGGACTGTTTGGTCGCCACCCAGCTTCCTTTGTATGCGCCCGTTCTGGACGGTGCATTGGCAGAGATCTGGTCTTTGACCGTTTTCGCAGATTTGCGGACTGCCTTCTTAACCTCGGTGGAGGCAAGGGTCGCATACTCTTTCAAGCCCTCATTGATGGCATCTGCCATTTCATCGATGCTGACGGTTCTGCTCATCCGGCTGCCTCCTTTCCAAACGGCAATGAATCTTCAGCGTTTTCTTCTGGAAATTCATCGGGTCAATGGATTCGATATTGTAGAGCTGCTCCCGAAAACGGATGCGGTAGCCAGTGGAAGTCAGGCCTCTCGTCTCACTGCACCAGCGGACCGTGAACACCACACTCTTCTGCTCGGCTATGACCTCACCCTCTTCTTCCTGCACCTGATAGGTCGAAGCGTAGGCAAAGCAGGTGAAATATTCCTCCCATGTGTTCCGATGGTTTCCGACCTTATCGGTCACAACCGTACTTTTCTCGATCGTGATCCGCTCATTCAGCTTCTCGATCATCAGAACACCCCCTCCCTCACAGCAAACAGAATGGAACGAAGTGTCAGCACCAGCTGGTGATGGTCGGCTTCGTCCCGGTGCTCATAGAGATACCCCAGTGCATACAGAATCGCCACACGGCAGGTACTGCGCAGGGCTTCCAGTTTCCTTGTGGGCTGTACTCCGTTCTCGGCATCCCGATCAGCGGCATTGACTGCCTCCCACTGGTCTTCCGATAAACGGCTCACATCCTTGCACATCTGCTCCGCAGAAGATAAAAGGATGCCGATTAAGGCATCCTCATCGCTGCTGTCTACCCGGAGATAGGTCTTCGCTTCGTATAGCGGGATCAGTGCCATAACCGGCTCCTCCTTTCCTGGCTTTCTTAGCCCTGCGGTGCCATCTGCAGAAGCTGTACGGCTTCCGGCAGGATCAGCTTGCCATCCACACGCTGGGTGGTCAGGAAACCGACCTGATCAGTACGGGCATACAGCTCGTTCAGTCGGCGGAAGGTACGGTTCTGGCGGTCAGCCACCCAGTAGTAGCTGTAATCACCAAAAGCCATGACCTTGCTGCCTCCCTTGATCTCCGGCATGAAAGCAGAAGTCTTCAGCGGGCGGTTCAGCAGGGTATCCGGCTTGCCGATCTCCAGACCCGGCTTCCAGATATAGTTGCCGTTGTTGTCCTTGATGGTCATCAGCTGCAGCACCAGGGCTTCGTTGCAGAGGAATTGTGCCTTCTTGCGGTACGGGGCCTTCAGTGCATAGTAGAGCTTGAAAATCTCATCGAAGGTAACGGCATCCTTCTGGGCAGCGGTCACGCCGACCTTGGCACCGCCGGTCTCAGCCAGCAGACCCAGAGGCTTGCCCACACCGTCACCGGTGATAAAGGCGCGCTCCTCTGCGTTGCCCATACGCACACCGAAACGGCGGGCGATATAGGTGGCAAGGTCGAAAGCGGAGTCGTTCAGAAGCTCGTTGGAGATCTTGATCATAGTACCCAGCTTGTACGCAGACAGCATGGTCTGGCCGAAAGTGGTATCGCTCTCCGGGATCTCCTCACCCTCATCGATCCAGCTTGCCTCACCGGTATCCTCAGCGATAGGGATCTTGCGGGTGCCGGAACTGGTGCGGATGACAGTCGCCAGGCCACGGAAGATGTTGTTCTCTTCCAGTGCCTCCACCAACTTCTTCTCGAACTCATCCGGGACAGTGAAGCCGCCCTCGGTATCCTCGCCCACAGACAGGGCATTGCGGACCTCGCCGTAATGACCACGGTTGCGGATCATGTTCCAGAAGTTTTCGGCATACTCGGCAGTGGCGGTCGGCTTGACATCCTTCTTGCTGCCGTTCTTCGGGTCAGCGTGGACTGGACTGGAAGTCGGTGCGGACAGCTGTGCCTCGATCTGTGCCTGCTGCTCCAGACGCTCGATCTCTGCACCCAGGTCCTTGACCTCCTGTGCCATCTTGTTGTACTGCTCCACGGCCTCAGCCTTTACCAGACCGTTCTCGCCGCGGTTCTTCTCCAGAAAGTCCTTGGTCTGCTCCCAGAGAGTGTTGCGCTTGGTGCGCAGTTCCAGAATCTTACTCATAGTGTTTGTCCTCCATAGATTGATTTGTGGTGATATGAAAAACAGCCCGAATGCACATCACTTCATGCACTCAAGCTGTTTCATCAGGATATTGTAAGGGATGCTGCCATCCTCGGTCTTGCCGTCCATGTCAAGAACAGGCCCCGGATTGGCAGGCGGTTCTGCCGGAGGGGTCGGCTCTGCGGACGTTTTCGGGTCAGCCGGCGGTTCCTTCGGCTCAGTGTGTTTCTGGCCCACATCTTCCGGCTTCACACCCAGACGGTTCAGGACGATTAGATCCATCTGACGGCTGGAGAAAAGGTGCCCTGCCGTATCCTTCTGGAACGGCTTCTTTTCTTCGCCCTCGCCCGGTTCACTGTCAGGGTCTTCTTCCGGATTCTCCGGGTCTGCCGGGTCACTGTCCGGCTCCTCCTCTTTCTTTGCAAAGAGGATCTCGTCTGCAAAACCCAGCTCCACCGCCTTCTTCGCATTCATCCAGGTCTCATTGCTCATGAGGTTGGCAATGCGGGCATGAGTCAGACCAGACTTTGCGGCATACGCATTGATGATGCTCTCCTTGACTTCGGTCAGCACCTCGATGGCTTTTTCCATGTCCTTGGTGTTGCCCATCGCAACGGTGCTGGGGTCATGGATCATCAGCATGGCAACAGGACTCATCTGGACAGTATCACCAGCCATTGCAACAACAGATGCCGCAGATGCCGCAATCGCATCGATCTTGACCGTGATGCTGCCCTTATAGTCCTTAAGCATGGTATAGATCTCGGCAGCGGCGAACACGTTTCCGCCCGGAGAGTTGATCCAGACGGTCACATCCCCTTCGCCGGATTCCAGCTCATCCCGGAACATCTGCGGCGTGATCTCATCGCCCCAGAATGATTCCTCATCGATGGGACCTTCCAGCCGGAGGATTCTGGTATCGTCACTGTTTTTAATCCAGTTCCAGAATTTCTTCATCGGGTTCTCCTTCTTTCATTTTTCCGTGGCTTACTCTCACTCAGCCGGTTATCGCTGTCAGTTTCTTCTTCCGGGTCGGGCTGTGTTTCTTTCGGCTGATTCTGCTGGACTGCGGCAGCTTTATTCTGCTGTGCCACTCCTGCATCTTTCAGCTTCACATAGCCGCCGTTCAGGTAGTAGTCGTCACCACCCTCCTCTGCCGGGATGAGGTCCATGTTCTCCAGACGATGCACATCATTCGGAGAGAGGAAGCCGTTACTGATTCCTGTCGCATAGCCGTTCATCCGGCTCTGGTAGTCGCCACGGAGCAGACCATCCACATTGAATTTCGGGAAGTAGGTATCCTGCTCCTCCTCCAGCAGCAGATCCTTGATGATGCCCTGCTCGATGCGGACAAGCCACGGAGTCAGGGAGTGCATCACGAAGTTCAGCGACTGGTATTCAATGTTGGAGAATGTGGCTCTGGACAGATCGGCTACCAGATGCGGAGGCACACGGAAGATGCGGCAGATCTCCGTCACGGAAAACTGCTTCGTTTCCAAAAACTGGCTGTCTTCCGGCGGCAGGGAGATTGGTTTGTAGGCCATGCCCTCTTCCAGCACTGCCACACGATGGGCGTTCGCTGCGCCACCATAAGCCGCTTCCCAGCTATCCCGGATACGGTTCGGGTCTTTCACAACGCCGGGATGCTCCAGCACACCACTGGGCTGTGCGCCATTCTTGAAGAAAGAGGAACCGTATTTATCCACGGCAATGGAAGTGCCGAGGCTGTTCTTCATCATGGCAATCGGTGAGAAACCGATCAGACCATTGAAGCCCAACCCCGGCACATGGAAGATCTCGTCCCGGCGAAAGTAGAGGTCTTTATTCTGCTCTCCCGGAACTTCATCCGTGTAGGCGTGGTAGATATAGTAAAGCTCGCCACTCTCATCTCGGTCGACTTCGACATTTTCCGGTAAAAGCGGATACAGACCCAGTACCGTATTCTTGCCATCCCGGACGATCTGTGCGTAGGCGTTGCCCCAGAGGAGCAGGTGGGTCATCAGTGTTTCCCAGAAGACAAAGGATGTCATCTCCGGGTTGGGCTGGCGATACAGAATCTTATACAGCGGATGATCCCTCGCCTTTTCCTTGTTGCCGTTATCGTCTGTCATCCGGTACAGATGCAGCGGCAGTGCCGCAATGGACTCTGCCAGCAGACGGACACAGGCATACACAGTCGGGATCTGCATGGCGGCTTTCTCATCCACCTGCTCCCCGGCATTGGAGCGACCAAACACAAAGGTCTGCCCGGAATCGCGGACGTTATCCGTGACCTTCGGCAGACCTTCTTTTGGCTGTTCTGTTTTGGGAGAATCCCTTGGGTTCTCAAACCCCATCCATTCCCAGAATCCCATTAAGCCTTATCCCCCTTTTCCAGTTCCGGCAGACCGGCAAGGCTGGTACCGAGGGACGCAACACCTGCCACGATCACTGCACTGCCGACCGCCATCCAGTCCACCGTGCCGCCGGGCATCTGTGTCACAACCAGGGCCGCGCCGGTCTGGAACATTGTCTTTGCAGCACGGATGCCGGCTGCCTTCCACCATTCTGCACTCATCAGATACTTCATTGTGTTTTCCTCCAAATCTTCATATCAAAAAACGATCATGTCACGTTCGTCATAGACGCTTCCCTGCTGCCGTCCTTCGTTTCGGATGCAGCGGTCCAGTGCCATGATCGCAGCGACGATACCATCGATCTTCTCCGGCGATTTTGCCTTTGTCGGCTTGATATTGCCTGCCGGGTCGGTATCCACGACCACATTCCCCGCCATCCATGCCATGACCGGGTTGCCGCCGTGGGTAATACGCCCTTCCATCAGGAGCTTGTAGAACTCTTTGGTAGGCGGGCTCATATCTTTAAAACCCTGACCGAAAGGCACGACCGTAAATCCCATCCCCTCAAGGTTCTGGGTCATCTGCACCGCACCCCATCGGTCAAAGGCAATCTCCAGAATGTGATAGGTCTTGCCCAGCTCCTCAATGACTTTTTCGATAAATCCGTAGTGGATGACATTGCCTTCTGTCGCCATCAGGTAGCCCTGCTGATACCAGACATCATACGGAACGGATGCCCTGCGCACCCGCTGGGGGATCGTATCCTCCGGTATCCAGAAAAACGGAAGCATGATGTACTTCTCCTCTGGAACTCTGGGCGGGAACATCAGCACAAAAGCCGTGATGTCTCCAGTGCTGGACAAGTCCAGTCCTCCATAACAGTCACGGCCTTTAAGTGCTTCCATATCGATTGGCTGATTGCCGAGGTCATAGATGTGTTCCGGGATAAACCGGGTCAGCGAGGACACCCACATGTTCAGACGAAGCTGCTTGAACACATTCTCCTCTGCCGGGTTATCCAGTGCTTCCTGATATGCATCCCGGACACGCTGGATCTGAATGGTCTGCCCCAATGAGGGATTTGCCTTATACCAGTTGGCTTCATCATGCCAGTCATCCTCATCTGTCAGTCCATAGACCACAGGATAAAAGGTGTGGTCGATCTTACGTCCAGCCAGCAGGTCAAGGGCTTTCATGTGGAGCTCGTAGCAGATGCTCTCCTTGTCCGTGCCGGCCGTGGTGATCAGGAAGAACAACGGCTGCTCACGGGCATCACCGGAACCTTTGGTAAGGACATCGTAAAGTTTTCGGTTTGGCTGGGCATGAACCTCATCCAGCACCAGACCTGACACGTTCAGACCGTGCTTCGTACCAACTTCGGCAGACAGAACCTGATAAAATCCTGCGTTCCCGTAGTTCACGATGCGCTTGGTGGCTGCCATGATCTTACACCGTTTCAAAAGTGCCGGGGTCATCTGCACCATCTGGTGGGCAACATCAAAAACAATGGATGCCTGCTGACGGTCAGCGGCAGCACCGTAGACTTCGGCAGAAGGCTCATTATCGGCAAAAAGCAGATACAAGGCCACCGCAGCGGCAAGCTCGGACTTGCCGTTCTTCTTACCTATTTCGACATAAGCCGTGCGAAACTGACGGTTTCCCTTTTCATCCACGATGCCGAACACATCCCGGATGATCTGCTCCTGCCAAGGAAGCAGCCAGAACCGCTTGCCCGCCCACTTGCCTTTGGTGTGGCGCAGATTTTCGATGAAAGTCACCGCCCGGTCTGCTTTTGCGGCATCGTAGTGGCAGGTCGGAAGCATGAACCGGCTGGGCTTGTACTCCTTCAGTTTCGGATAGTTTTGGGGTCTGCACTCTGTCATCAGCTTCCACCTCCTCCCAGCAGATTCTCCATCTCATCAGCTGCATCCGCAGTACCGCCGTCCGAAGCAATGATCCGGCTTCGGGAGGACGGGGTCAGACCGAACTGCTCTGCAAACTTGTTCATGATCTTCAGATAGGTCTGGGCGATGGACACCTGCGGCACCTGCTGCCAGTACCCGGACGGAGTCTTGACGATAGTGCCGTGCTGGGTGATGAACTCCTCTGCCTCCTTCCATCGGGCATAGGCCTGACAGTAACCGGCAAAGGCCGCCATGTCCACTTCGGTCAGGATGCCGATGGCTTCCATCTGTTTGGCAAGTCTACGCCACTCTTTCTTTGCTTCCGGCTCCAGCCACTTCGGACAGGCCGGTGCTTTCTTATTGGGCTTCGGTTCGCTGGTGTTCAGCGGATGCTTGCCCGGATTACCTTCCAGTTCCTTCATGGCGGTCGGCTTTGGTTTTCTGCCTCTGGTAGCCATTGGCATCTCCTCCTTTCTACAGAAATGGATAAAGAAAAAGGACCTCCGAAGAAGTCCTTGATATCAAAACACATCGGATACGAGGCACAGCCCCTTTTCGGGGCGTGTACCTTTTGGGTGTTGTTATGCGTTGGGGTTGGCTTCCTTCCAAGCCTCGTATTCATCGACCAGCTCCGCTTCCTCGATGACCTGCCAGACGCTGCAGAAGCGGCTTCTCTGCTGCTCGATCTCAGTTTCCGTCCAGTCTTCCGGCTTGCGGCTCATGTCGTGGTAGGCATCCATCTCCGCTTTCGTCCGGAAGAAAAGGATCTGCTTCAGCTTCAGCGTTTCCTCGTTGTTCCGCAGGCTGTACCGCCTGTCCTCTGCCGCCCTGCAAAGGCTTCCGAGGTCGCTGCAGCTGAGGGTCATGTCCTGCTTGAAGGCGATCTCAACGGCGATCAGCTTCTTCTCGGTATCGGCTCCCTGAATGTTCTTAAGGTAGGTTTTTGCTTTGTTCGTCATGGTCTGTATCCTCCGTGTGTTTTGTTTTCCGTAGGGCTTTTCCCTTCGTTGTGACTGTATATTACCGTCACTGCCCGGACATAGCAAGCGGCTATGCTGCACGATCATACACACCCCTTTTTGTCGGATTTATGTGTATTTACACGCCGGAGAAATCCGCCACTACGAGCAAAAGCCCCCGAAGGAGCTCTGCCTTTTTTCAGTGTGCGTTCCTGATGCACCACTCGATCGCGTGACCGGCATCCGTGTAGGTCTCATCGGAAATCTTCAGAAGCTCCAATCGGCACTCAATCGGTGACCAGCCTTCCTCCGGGTCTTCCACAAAGCCGTATACCGCTCCCTCCAGCATGCCGTTCCAGTTCATCTGGGCAACCAGAACCCTGTCACCGAACTGCATGATGCTGTCGTAGCAAGGTCTGAGTCGGTCGTAGAAGCTCTCGATGCTGATGTTGTTTTCTGGGAAATTAATCAAATGCTTTTTCATGGTAAAATCCTCCGTGTTTTCGTTTTTCCCTTGGGGCTTTCCCCTTTCGGTATGTGCATATTACCGTCAGGTGCAAAGGATAGCAAGCGGCTAAAGTACACGATCTTCCGCCTGGAATACCAGGCAGAATGTACATCACTCTGCGTCCTGCTCCATGAGTTCCACAATGGTATCGTAGAAGAACTGCGGGTCATATGCCAGCGGTTCCCGTCCGGCTTGCTTGTCCATCCTGATCTGGTCTTCCACCATATCCTCGGCATCCTCCAGTGTGAAGGCATCCTTATCGCTGTCATCCATATGGTTGTAGATTTCCACGATGGTATACATCATCCGTTCTTCCATGTGCTTCTCCTCCCTGGCGCATCCACGCCGCCACATCTGCCCCTGTCTTGGGCGCTGTCGGTTCATTCGGATCGTTTTGCCACCCGTGGCACAAGCCCCTGTGTGGGGGCTGTGTCGAGGGCTGTCGGTTTATCTGGTCATCCGTCCCAGCAGGTAGGCTTCCTCCATTGCTTTCTGGATGCCCCAGACCGGAACCTCAATGAAGTCCTCGCTGTCATTGTCGCGGGCTTCGAGGTCGCCCCGACTGTCTACCGCTGCCATCAGGCGCTTGGCGATCTCCAGCAGGGCTTTTTCTTCTTCCTTGGTAATGTTCTTCTTCATGGTGGTTTCCTCCGTTTTTCTTGGTTTTCCGTTTCGGTATGTGCATATTACCGTCTATGTCACACACTATCAAGCGGCTATACTACACAAAGATAGCCGCCCGGAACTGTGCGTATTACAGCAGAAGAAAAGGGCTGCCGTTACCGGCAAGCCCCATGTGTTTCTCTGGCTTAGTAGTCTTCTTCGTCCTCGTAATCTTCCTCTTCGCCCCAGTCATCTTCCTCTTCATCCCAGCTGTCATCCTGGTCTTCTTCCTCATCCTTGAAGTCCCACATATCTTCGGTCGGCTGGTTTCTAAGGTCTGGGTTCTGCTCAACATAGTCGGCAACCGCTCCGCAAAGGATGTCCAGAACCTTTTTGTAGGCTTCCTCGCTGTAGACTGCCCAGGCATCTGCAGTCAGTTTAGCGATTTTGTCGTTGCCCTTGGCTCCAAGGAACCGCCCTGCAGGGTTGCAGGTTTCCTTGCCGTAGCCGATGCCCAGCTGGTCGCCGTCGTTGTAAAAGCGGTATCCGATGCGGCTCATTGCCCTTACCAGCTCCCCTGCGAGGCTGTCTGCCTTGCCCGTATCCGGTACCAGTTCCTTGAAAAGTTTATTGATGCGGTCTTCGTTCTTCGTCATTGTCGTATCCTCCGTTTTTGTTGTTTTCACCTTTCGGTGACTGTATATTACCGTCACCTCGAAACACTATCAAGCGGCTAAACTACACGATCATTCAATCCTGTAATTGTCATATTTATGTGCTTTTCATGCCAGCTTTCGGAAGACAGACACGAGCAAAAGGCTGGTCATTTCCAGCCCCTTGCGCCTGTCGGTCTTGCTTTTAGCGGATGATTTCGAGGTAGCTTACGTTGCCCCAGCAGTCCGTTCCCTTGAAGCGGATGCGCTTGTCGTTCTCCCTGTCGAGGGTGAATTTCCGAAGGAGCTTCATCTTCTGGATGCGGTTCAGAAGGTCCTTGCCGTTCTTCGCATCCTCAACGGCATCCCTGATCTCGACCACCGTACTGTCGCTTCCGTACCAGAGGTTGCTGAGTGCCTCTGGAATTCCGTTTGCAAGATAAAGGTTGATTTTTGTGTAGGTCATGTTTTTGTTCTCCTCTCAAAATGTCATCGTTTCCAGAATCTCATCCATGCCTGTCTCCCAGTCATGGCGGCTAAGTTCAATTTTGCTGTACATCTCTGCGCTGTCCGGCTCATCGAAAAGCCGGAAGCATTCTCTTGCCAGCTCCTCGCTGGTGTGCTGCTGGATTTCATCCTGCTGTCCATCCAGCCGTGTAAAGGTGATCTCGTAAGTGTAGCGTTCCATGTTCTTTGCCCCTTTCGTTTTGGTAGCTGTATATTACCGTCACTGCCGGATACTATCAAGCGGCTAAAGTACACGATCATCTGCCCCCTGATCTGGAGGATTTATGTGTTTATCCGGGGAGGTTTCCCTCCCCGTTTTCTTAGCTGAACATCTCTGCCGTGTCATCGTCGATCCAAAGGTGCATGCCGTCTGCTTCCATAATCGCATGGTCTTCATGAACCTCGGTGATGATTCCTTCCCGGCTTCCGCTTCCATCGAATTCGTTCCAGTGCCATGTTGTCTTTCTCCCTTTTTTCCATGTTCTCCAATCAGCCATTTTGCTGTCCTCCTTTGCTTTTTGTAGCTGTATATTACCGTCACCGCCCTGTGATAGCAAGGCCATAAAACGTCATATTATCAACGATCTTTGCCCCTCATGTTTGGTACATATATGCTCCCTGATTGACTTGCTATATATGTGTTTCTGCGGCATTATACACACAACGAAAGCAAAGAAAGCCAAACCAAAAACGGAGGACAAAAACCATGAAAAAGACCATTACAGAAGTTGAAACCGCAATCGAAAACCGCATCGCAGAGCTTGAAGAAGAATACGAGCTGGACATTTACGACCGCAACGACATCCGGGAAGAAGAATACCAGAAAGCCGGATGGCGGCACGACCCCTTCCCAGAAGAGCTTGAGGAAGAGGACGAAGAAGAGGAAGAAGATTGGCACTACCACAGCATGGAAGAACGACTGAACGAGGTCGGCATGAGCATGAGGGATTTCTTCTAAGGAATCCCAAAAGGCTCCCCCAGCAGAAGCTGTGGTTCTGCCTCGTATCCCCCGTTTTGGTTTGGTATGATACACAAAACCGCTGCCAGATGTTTGTGTACATTATGGCGGCGGTTCTCCTTGCTATCGTTGCTTTCCAGAGGTAATATACAGTAAACTGGAAGGGGGTTCTCATTCTTTTGAGGCCCCCATTTTCCGTCTAATCGGCTTCGCCCTGCATTGCCTGATGCATCACCCTGCGGTTATGCGCTCTGGCTTTCTTTTTCAGGTCCCTTTTCCATCTGCGGATGGTCACCGCCTTGCAGTGGTTTCTCGACCATTCGTATTCATCCAGAATGTATCTGCCGCCGTGTTCCCTCTCGCCATAAGTCGGCATCTTCCTGTGTCCCATAGGCCCCTCCTGTTAAACCAAGCCCTCCCGGTCTTTTCTGGCCGAGAGGGTATTTTTCTGATCGTGGTATCTTATTCCGGCTTCGTTCCGTCATCCATCTGGATGACTGCCATCTGCCCGAACATGCTGACGAATGCCTCCGGCACCCAGAAGCGTTCCCTGAATTTCCTGAGCAGGTCCTGGGGCAGCTCTGCGAAATCTTCCTCGCCCAATCCGCAGATGAAGAAGTTTCCCTTGATAGGCTGCTCCAGTTCCGGGATGTATCTGCTGAATGACTTCTCGGTGAACAGACCGTTGTCATCGGTGACCAGGGCGGCGCGTTCTTCCCACGGGTAGGTGGCTGTGATGCAGTCGCAGTCGAGGATGCGGTAGAACTCTTGCAGGGAGTTTTCAATATCCACCACCTGCGGATGCTCCATCGGTTTGATCAGAAGAACTTTCATTCGACCCAGCCCCCTTTCACGATTGCCCAGTCTGCAAGCTGCATCTTCTACTGTCCGCCCCATGCAATATCCTCTAACGCTTCCTCCGTTCCGCAGCGATTGCAGATCTGGATGTCCGCCCTTCGGCTGAGTGCCTGCTGCTGATGGTCGTAGCAGTCGGGCTTTGCTCCGCACCTGGGGCAACGTGGGCCGGTCTGTCGCGTTTTACCAAGGCGGTCGAGCGACACCTTGACCTCGGCATCCGTTGCCACACGGTGGCAACTGTCCGCACCGTAGGCAACGTTCAGATGGCTTCCGGTATCCCAGCTCACCAAGATGTTTCCGGCATCATCGACCCCGTTGCAGGTTCCCTGCGTTCCGATGGGCAGTGCCTGCCTGTCATTCATCTTATCGAGGACGATCCGGCATCCGACCGGGAACTCTTTTCTCAACTTCCTGACCATTTTCTGATCTGCGAAATTCATGCCTGCACCTCCTCGATCATCCGCTGGGCGGCATCCTTATCCATGCATTCCTTCAGCGCACCTTCGAGGATGTGCATCGGGAAGTGGAATGCCTTGTAGCCGTCATGCAGAACTTTGTAGTAATACCGGCTCGGTGCGCGGTGCCCGAAGTCGTTTTCCATGATGTAGACCATTGCGGTCACCATCTCCGGCTCTGCCCCTTCCCGGAGCAGTTCAATGTTCAGATCTTCCTTGCGGTAGTAGTTCGGGTAGCCCTCATAGAGGTCGAGGTTTCCTTCGTCCCTTTCCGAGATCTCCCACACCAGAACCGGCGTGTTCTTCTTCGGGTTCGGTGCGATGGTGGCGCAGCCCCGGAACAAAAGCTCCCAGCCTGCCAGCACCGCCTGCCCTGCAATTTTTGCATCCGGACACCGGTATGCCATCTGCTCCACCGACAGGTTGCTGCCATAGGCGATGTAATATTTCTTGTTCTTCATTTGAATCTCTCCCTTCGGTTTTCTCCGCTCTTGTCTGGCGGTATGGTATATATCACTCTTCTGCCCTAATTTATCAAGGTCGATGAGCATCATATACTGCACAATGTTTTTTGCTTTTGATCGTGTACTCTTACATCATCTGCCGCTTCTTCAGATACTGGACGGCTTCTGCCCTTCCGATGCTGGCTGCCAGTCCACGCTTCAGTGTGTCCAGTGGAAATTCCCAGTCACTGTATCCGCCGCGCAGCAGTTCAAAATACTCGGCATCCGGGCAGCCAAGCCGCCGGTCCTCGTGCATCACATAAGCGATGCATGGCTTTGCCTTTTTCATGCGGTTCCCGTTCAGGTTCCAGACCGGAAGCTGGAACTGCTTCTTATAATAGTATCTTGGGCAGCCTTCGTATCGGTCCAGCAGGAGCTCATCGTATTCCGAGAGCTTCCAGACCACCGCCGGTACGCTTTCATTGACATCCTGCTCGATGGTGGCATAGCAGCCGGTCTTACTCTTTTTGAACAGGAGCCGGTAGCCCATGATCTCGGTCGTGCCGACCACCACAGCGTAAGGGCATCTCTTTCCCATCCGTTCCATGTCGAGGTTGCTTCCGTAGGCAAGGTAATATCTGGATGGGTTTCGGCTGATCAGTTCAAACATCTGCCTCACCGTCCTCCCTGCCAGTGAACTCCACGCCCTGGAAATCCTCTTTCCCAAGCTCAATCTGGCTGTCCCGCCACCAGTCCTCTGCCACACGTTGGGCTTCCTCCACGGTCGGCTCTTTCATCTCGGATTCATAAATGGTCACCGTCCTCTGGTAGGTCTCGGTGATGATCACCTTAAAGGCTCTGCCGCCCGGTGTGTTTTCATTTTTTAACGTGCTTTTCATAAACCTGCACCTCCTTCTACCACCTCAAGGGCGGTTGCCCGCCCAAAAGGTGCCCGTGCATCCCGGCTTATTTGTTCCGCCAGGATGCGTTGCCCTCCATGTTCCGCAGAAGGATCTCCCTTGCCGTTGCAAATTCATCCCCGATGAATCCCAGCCTCAGCATCCAGCACCGCATCGCGTACTTTTCGTTGTCGGTCTGCTGGGGCTTCGGGCTTGCCGTCCTGACCATCTTGGCAAGCTGGCTCATTGCGAGGCAAAGCTGGATGTAGGCTTTCATCTCACCGGCATGCAATCCGTTGCGCTTTCCGTCCGCTGGGTCTGCAAATTGGAAAAGGCGGAATTCAATGGTTCCTTTTGTAAAGGTGGCATGAAGGTTCAGCATATGGTATCGGCTTGAATTGTAATGCTGGCTTCTGCCGTAGTCTGCACCGTTACCTTCGTACCAGATGTCTTCCAGCCTGTGCATGGTGGTCGGCTTCTCGCGGTTCAGCCGGTCGAGGAAGCGGTGGTTGACCACCTGGCAATAATGTCCGGTGCGCCCCGCGTCGATCCGGATGGCTCTGCCGATCTGCTGTTCGTGCGCCGCCATGATGTTCACAAGGTTGCGGATGGTCTTTGCGGTGTGGTCGCCTTTGCCAATGTGAATGTGGACTCCGCATCCGCGGCTTGGGCTGCTCTTTGCGCCTGCCTTGCGGAGCAGTCGGATAATTTCCTGCAGGGGTTCGATGTCGTCGTAGGTGAGGATCGGGGTGACCAGTTCGCATTTTTCTGCGTCCGGTCCGTAGATGCTCACATCCCTCTGGAATTTCCAAACCCTGCCCTGTCCGTCCTTGCAAGCCCAGCTGTAATATCCGTACTCGCTGGCCGCGTTCCATGCTCTGGTTCCGAAGTGCTCGGCGACCTTTCTTGCCGCTTTTTCTCTGGTGATGTTGTTCATCTCGATCTCAACTCCGATGGTCTGGTTCTTCATGGCTTCAATCTGCTCTCTTGTTTTATCGTTCATGGTATGTTCTCCTTTGTTTTTTCCTTGTTTTCCCTTTCGGTATGTGCATATTACCGTCAGGTACGGATAATAGCAAGGATATAAAAGAACATATATTCGACAAATATCGAGAGGAATGATCGTGTACATTTCTGCAGTTTATCCGCTTGATAATGTACATTTTCAGAGTTAATATCGTTACAATGAAAGAGGGTCTCGCATATTTTCCGTCCCCCATTGGGAGCTTGGGAGCTTACGCTCCCGCCTCCAGCATCTGCGCCGTGTCTGCCCCACAGTCGGGCTGTGTCGGCTCGGCATCTGCTGATGCGATCGTTTCCCCTGCGGAGGCACTGCCCTCCTGTGCCGCCTGTTTCGCGGCTTTCAGGGCATCCCGTTTTGCCTTTTCCCTTGCGAGGAACTTCTGTGCTTCCTCATCCGTGCGGAAAGCCGCATGGCCGGAAAGATTCTCCATGAGGATCTTGCGTGTTTCTTTGAAGTCCGGACCGTTCATCCCCAGCCGCAGGAGCCATGTGCGGAGTGCGTATTTCTCATTCTCATCGTTGACATCCTTTGCCTGGATGCGCTTCTGGCTGATCGCCTGCTGGTTCATCAGCACCGCCAGCTGTGCAAAAGCCGTCAGGTGTTCGTGGTCCGGTGCGGTCGGGAAGCCGGTAAAGGTGACCTTCTCGGTGGTGATTTTCAGGCCTTCCAGTGCAGCACCATGTTCAGTCTCATAGTCGCTTACCGCGTTGATGAAGTTCATGATGGCAAAGGTGCAGCTATCGTCTTTCAGCTTCTCCACCAGTCCCTCTTCCACATGGAAGTTTCCGCCAGTCGCCTTGCCGATGAGCTTGCCGCGGCTGTAAAGAAGGTTGACCAGGTTGCGGAGAGTCACACCGTTGTGCTGGCTGACCGGGAATGCAAGTTCCAAGTCCAGCGGCACCTCTTCCGGCTGATCTTCTGTCTCCTGCGATTCTGCATCCGGCTCATCCTCTATGGTATCATCCTCAGCCGTATTGTCCGGCTCCAATGCATCCTCGGCTCCTGCTTCCGCAGGTTCATCTTCTGCGGTATCTGCATCTTCGGATTCCTGCTCGTCCAGAACCTCCAGCTCTGCTTCGGGCATCAGCTCAGTTTCCGCTTCGGTCACAGGCTCCTCATCCATATCCGCTGTCAGCTCTGTGTCCTCCGGCTGGTCATCCGTGCTCTCAATACTCTCGCCGCCGCGGATCAGTCCCTCATTCAGCAGGGTCGTCAGCAGCTCGGCATCTGCATTCTCCGGCTCGACCAGAAGGTTGCCATTCCGGTCGATGGTGTAGCTCCCGATGTCGTAAGAATACAGAGGTGCTTTGGTATAGTAAGGGTGGATGCCGGTCAGCTCCTCCATGCGTTTTGCGAGGGTCTTTCTCTCGGCTACGTTCAGTTTAAATTTCAACATAATTCATCGCTCCTTTTCGTTCATTTGTTTTTGTGCATCCCGATGTTCTTTTCGGTAGCACATATATCACTCTAAAACGGATGAATAGCAAGGCCATTTCCCGATATTCTTCATGTTCGACCATTTACACAAGGGACCGCAAAATCTGTTGTGTAAATAGGACCAATATGTAAGCCCACCATATCACCAGGTCGCTTTCTACCTAGTAATATAGCGGGCCAGTTTATTCTTCCAGACCTGCACACCACGCGATGCCGGCCAGAACGAAGTAAACACAGGGCAGTGCCACGCCGTTGCCCCAGAGTTTGTACTCTGCCGCATCCGAATACGGGTCAGCCAGCCATTTGCGGATCTGTTTCTCTGTCTTTGGTTTCTTCGCCTGCGTCACGATCCTGCGGTGTGTTTCAAACACATCTGCCCAGAATGCCAGCTCTTCATCGGTCGGATTCTCCGCGCCGAGGTCACTGCACCACCAGTCCGGAAAGCCCTGCAACCGGGCGCATTCGATTGGTGTCAGTCGGCGGACTGTGTAGCTGACATCCTGCGGCACCGGTGCAATGGTGGTCGGGTCTTTGTAGTCCCGTGCCATCAAGGTCGGCGCAACCTCTTTCTCCACCTGCATATAGGAGCCGGTAGTCATGGCATAGACGCTTTCCGGGACACAGACTGCATGGCGGTCAGTGGCATCCAGCGTGAAGCAGACATCCTCATTAACCCCGTCCCCCTGCGGGCCGTTCTCGTCCTTGCGGCCGATCATGTTGCCCTGCAGCACAAAGGTCTGCATCTGGTCGCTCCGGGTCGCCATGAGTGCGCCGGACTTTCCATGCAGGTCGATCAGCTCATTGCGCTGATTTACGTGGAATGCGGTCACATCTTCCGGCTGTGCCACGAAGGTCTGCTGCTTCATCCCCGGCTCTGCTGCCAGTGCTGCTGACTTATCTCCCAGATCCCGGACTTCATCCCGCTGATTCTGGGTAAAAGCCACTGCCGGTGCGCCGCCGTGGGTACAGGACAAAGGCGGTGCCACCTGTTCGTCCACCGTGCAGTTCGACTTTCCGCCACCCTGATCCACGCAGACAACAGGTTCACAGATGCACAGCCCTCCCTGATTGCAGGTCGGGTCACCACCGCTGCGGTCGAGTGTCCGAGAGGTGCTGGCTTCATAGAAACCACTGTGCGGATTGTCACTCATCATGGAGTGGCTTGCCTTGGAGCAGACACCGTAGGCTTTCAGAACGAACAGCGTCTGGTCATTGTTGCAGCCCAGAGTTGCCGATTTTTCCTCTTGCCAGATCGCGCCCTTTCCGCCTCCATCACATCCAGAGCGGATCTTCAGTGTGACCGCCGGGGAGTTTTCAACATCTTTCACCAGGCTTTCCACAGAGTTTTCAACTCCCATGACCAGCGGAACATTGCCGCCGCCTGTACCGCACCGGCTGGTCAGCGTCTGCACCTTGCCATCCTCGGAAATCTTCACCCGGCTGTCCGCAGGATGATTTTCCAGTGCAATGGCGGCCGGAACCACACCGGCCCGGAGTGTCGGTGAGCGTTCTTCCTCGTACCCGATGCTTCTGGCATTGGCGGAGTGTTCAGTGCAGAAGCCTGCCGCCTCCATAACGCAGGGTGGATGCCCATGATCCTCTGCCCGGAGCGTCCCGGTCACTTCATGGGATACATCCATCTGTGCTCCACCCTGATCATTCAAGACGATTCTTCCGTTTCCACAGCCTGTCTCTCCAATGCTTCTTTCAGCACAGGCGGCAGCTCTTTGCCACGCACGGAAGCTCTCCGCAGAATACCGAGACACGCCTTCGGACTCAAATAATATTTCTTTGGCACCCCGACCTGCAAAATCTGCGACAAGGAAGATTCGTTTTCTTCTTTGGGGTACGCCCCACCACTGTGCATCAAGGACTCGATATGCGACGCTCCATCCGTCTCCCAGATAGTAGTCGGCATCGGGCCAGCCTTTTTTCGCAGGCGCAGGCACCTCGGCGGCCGGTTCTTTAACACCGATGACGGCTTCGAGGACTGCTTTGAAGTCCTGCCCTTTGTTGGAGGAGAAAGCTCCCGGCACATTTTCCCACACGATGAATCGCGGTTGTTTTCCATTGGTTGCACACCTCATTTCCTTCACGATTCGGATTGCTTCATAAAACAGGCTGGACCGTGAACCATCCAGACCATCTCGTTTCCCGGCGATAGACATATCCTGGCATGGACTGCCAAAGGTGATGATGTCCACGGGCGGCAGGTCTGCGCCGCTGATGGCAGACACATTTCCGTAGTGTTTCATCTGGGGCAGCCGCTTCGTTGTTACCCGGATGGCGAACGGCTCCACCTCACTGCTCCAGACAGGCTCGATTCCAGCAAGCATTCCACCCAACGGAAAACCCCCGGAGCCATCGAAGAGGCTGCCGAGGGTCAAAGTCTTATTCTGTTCTTTGCTCATACAGCCTCCTCTCCGAGCATCTGCTCTGTGGCTTTCTGGTAGAAATCTCTGGACACTTCAAATCCGTAGCTGTTGCGTCCCAGCTCTCTGGCAGCCCGAAGTGTCGAACCACTGCCGGCGCACGGGTCAATGACCACATTGCCCTCATCGGTAAAGGTTTCGATCAGGCGTTTCAGCACGGACACCGGTTTCTGGGAAGGATGGATCTTCGGATATTCTTTGCCGTCCCGCTTCCAGTCAAACCAGTTGAAGATCATGTGGGGCTTGCCGTCTTCTCCGAGGTTACGGAACTTCGGCAGCTTGTTCCGGTACAGCACCAGAGCGTATTCCGTTGCACCCACGATCTTCATGTTGGCTTTCAGGACTTGCGGACTGTAGTTCTTGCAGAACACCAGCGGGATATAATTCTTGAAGCCGTACTTCTCCGCTTCAGTGATCACCTTCGGGATCTGCTGGAAAGCACAGAAAACGATCATGCACGGCGCATCTTTCTCGCCTTTTCCCGGCTCTTTCTTGAGCAGCCGGTTGCAGAAATGGAAATATTCTGCAATGTTGAAAGTGAAGTCGGTATTGAATGCCGCTTTCCGTGCCTTATCGCTCTCACCATTCTTGTTGTCCCCGTCCACATACCAGTCCGGTCTGCTGGCGTAGAAGTCCATTCCTATGTTATACGGAATGTCGGCGATCACCAGCTGTGCCTTGGGGATGTTATAGGACTTGAAATTCTGGAAGTTGTCATGGATGAGGACACATTTCACATCAGCCATCGGCACCCACGCTTTCCGGCTCAAAGGTCGCCACCTCATCGAACTTCAGCCTCTGACCATCCCGGAGAACACACACATCCTCATAGCGGCCTTCACTGTGTTCGATATACCGTTTCACGATGACATCCACGAATTTCGGGTCCAGCTCAATGCCCCGGCAGACACGGTCGGTCTCCTCACAGGCGATCAGGGTCGAGCCGCTACCGAGGAACGGGTCAAGGACGATGCCGTTGGTCATGGTAGAGTTGCGGATGGGATAGCTCATCAGACCGATGGGCTTCATGGTCGGATGGTCCTTGTTGGATTTCGGACGGTCATACTCCCAGATGGTCGTCTGCTTGCGGTCAGAATACCACTGGTGCTTGCCCTTCTGCTTCCAGCCATACAGACAAGGTTCGTGCTGCCACTGGTAAGGACTGCGCCCCAGCACCAGTGCGTTCTTCTTCCAGATACAGCACCCGGACAGGTAGAACCCTGCATCCTTGAACGCCTTTCGGAAGTTCAATCCTTCGGTATCTGCATGGAAGATGTAGATGGAACCGTCATCCGCCAGATGGTCATGCATCTGTTTGAACGCCGCCAGCAGGAACTCGTAGAATTCCGAGTCGCCCATGTTGTCGTTCAGGATCTTGCCGGCCGTTTCTTCCACATCGACGTTGTACGGAGGGTCCGAAAGCACAAGGTTGGCTTTCACGCCGTCCATCAGGGTGCCGTAGCACTCTGCTTTCGTGGAGTCACCGCACAGGACTTTGTGCTTGCCCAGCATCCAGAGGTCACCCTCTTTGGAGAAGCACGGCTGCTTCAGTTCGGATTCCACATCAAAGTCATCTTCCTTGACTTCCTTGCTGTGTACCTTGTTGAACAGCGTCTCGATCTCAGGCGGGTCAAAGCCGGTCTTGCCCAGATCAAAGTTGGAATCCTCGATGTCTTTGAGCAGGTCGGCCAGCAGCGAATCATCCCACGCGCCTGTAATTTTGTTGAGGGCAATGTTCAGCGCCTTTTCTCTGGTCTTGTCGATGTCCACCACCGCACACGGAACTTCGGTGTAGCCCAGTTCCATCGCAACGGTCAGTCGCTGGTGACCGCCGATGATTGTCATGTCGGCATTGACCACCAGCGGGTCGGCAAAGCCAAACTCCGTGATGGAGTTCTTGATCTTCTCGTACTCTTTGTCTCCCGGCTTCAGCTTTTTCCGGGGATTGTATGCCGCTGGCTTGAGTACGGACACCGGCAGCATCTTCAGTTCAGCAGTTGTTTTCATGTAAGCTCCTCCTTACTGGATTTACACACGCATGACCTGAGAGAACGGCACGAAAAAGGAGCCGAACAAAAAGCCCGACTCCAGTTTCTCGCTGGTCTCCGCCATTCTCCGACTGCGGCCGTTCCGACATCTTGCACCATTCTGGATCTTTTCCGTTGATGGATGCCAGAACTCTTTCTTCCGCTTCGTCAATCGTATGTACACAGATTTCTCCGGTGTTGAACATGGGGAACACACCGATCACCTTTTCACTCATCTTCCGTTGCCTCCTTCATCCCGTATCGATAATCCCAGTAACAGTTCAGACTGCAGAACTTCCGTTCCCTCCTCTGCTCATCCACTGCCCGGAACTCCCGTCCACAGTTTTTACAGATGACTAGCCGGGAAGTTTTGCCTTTCTTACCATACCGGTTGAAATACTCTTTTTTGCACTCCCCGGAGCAGAACCGTCGTAAGCCACCTGCGCCTTTTTGCGCCGCGATCCGTCCGCAGACCGGGCATCTCCGATCCGGAGTGATCTTAGGCGGCATCAGGTGACAGTTCCCACTCTCCGGCAACCCCAGTTCCCGGCAGTAATCCGTGACCTGTTCCAAAGAAAGCCCGGTGTCTTCTGCGATCTCCACACATTCAACCCCGGCAAGCCGCTGCCTTCTGACTTCTTCCCGCTCCGGGCGGTACTCATATCCCTCAAACACACAATCCAGCCGCACACCATTCTGTACGACATCACGCTCCACGCTCAGCGGTTCCATCTGCTTCACTCCTTCCCTTGTTTGCACAGGCTCGGCTGCAATATTTCCGTTCCAGACCATACTGGTGCCGGTAGGAAAACTCCCTGCCGCACACCGGACAGATCTTTGACCGCACGGTCTTCCAGTTCTCTGGTTTCGGGTGGGTGTTGTTCCATCTGGACCGACATTCCGGCGAGCAGAACTTTCTTGGCCGGCCTTTATGGTTCGGTACGATTGCCGTACCGCACTGAGGACAGAAGGCAAACGCCATGTCCTTGATCATCTCAGCCGTGTAATCCTCCATCTGTCCTCACCGTCCTCTCATTTTTCGCCGTTTCTGCGGCATTTTCTATGGAAAATTTCAAAATACATACGAAAAGCGGCGAAGCAGGGATCGGCTCCGTTCCGCCAGGTTGAATTGTTGTTGCGGCGGCCGATCTGCGCACGCCTCCTGTTCCTCCCGGAACAAGCTAAAATGTGCAAAAGCTCCCTGTTTACGAGAGGTTTCACACACTTTGGTTCATTTCGGGGAAAAAGAATGGCACCGGAACCAAAGCTCCGATGCCTGTACATTTTCCTTGTTCATTTTGCGCCGTTAATCTGCTGACCCCCGGCCTATGAATTTTGCGGTTTTTCACGCAAAAGGGGCCACCGGTCTCCGTGAGACTTCACCACAGAGAAGTGACCCCGGCCCCCGGTGGGGTAATCAGTAGGTGTATGTCGGATTGATGTCTTCCGTCAGGGTCTTCCGGTCGTGGCATTCTTTGCAGAGTGCCTGCCAGTTGTCCTCGTCCCAGAAAAGGCGCTGGTCGCCACGGTGCGGTTTAATGTGATCCACCACCGTAGCTCTGACATACCGGCCGTTCTTCATGCACTCCACACACAGCGGGTGCGCTTGCAAATATGCCTTGCTGACTTTTTGCCAACGGCGTGTGTAACCACGCTTGGCAGCAGGTCTTGTTACTTCCGGGTGGAGAGGCAGGTGCTTCTCACAGTACAGCCTTCCGGGTTCCACCAGCTCCGGGCAGCCGGGGTGTCGGCACGGTACCTTTGGTTTGAACGGCATGGCTTACTCCTCCCACGGAAGACCGGCCTTACCGAAGTGACCGTAGGCACTGACCTTGTTGTAGTCCACATCCAGAAGACCCAGCCGTTTGGTGATACCCTGCGGGGTCAGGTCGTAGCTGTCGTTGATGTAGGCTTGGATGAAGTCCAGTGCTTCATGCTCCGTACCAAAACACTCCACCGACACACCCACCGGCTGAATCACGCCGATGGCGTAAGCCAGCTGGACTTCACACTTGTCAGCGTAGCCGGCCTGCACGATGTCCTTCGCGATTTTCCGTGCCATGTATGCAGCGGAGCGATCCACCTTGGTGGGGTCTTTTCCGCTCAGAGCACCGCCGCCCATGCGACCGATGCCGCCGTAAGTATCACACGCCAGCTTCCGACCGGTCACACCACAATCGGCGTAACTGCCGCCCAGCACGAAGCGGCCGGTAGGATTGACGAGCTTCTGGAAGTCACCGTCCAGTCCGTACTCACAGGCGGCAAGCACCATCATGGATTCGATGATGTGCCGGAAATCGCTGACCTCCACATCCGGGCTGTGCTGCACGGAGCAGAGGAAAGTGGTGATGCGTCCGGTGTCATAATCATAGCTGACCTGTGCCTTGGCATCTGCACGGAACATCCTGCTGGGATGCGCTTTCAACAACTGCAGAAACTTGGTGGCGACCATGTACGGAATCGGCATCTGCTCCACCGTTTCGTTGGTGGCATAGCCATACATGATGCCCTGGTCACCGGCACCGCCCTTGTCCACACCAAGTGCAATGTCCGGCGACTGCTTGTCCACCAGAATGCCGATGCGGAGCAGCTCTCTCATATCAAAGCCCAGCTTCTCGGCGCCGATGCGGGTAAGCACATCGTGGACGATCTGGTGGTAGTTCGGCTGGTAGTCGGTGGTGACCTCGCCAGCGATAATAAGCTGGCTCTTTTTCAGCAGGCACTCGATTGCCACGCGGGCGTTCTTGTCATGCTGAAGGATGTCTGTCACGATGGCATCTGCGATCTGGTCACAGATCTTATCAGGATGTCCATCGCTGACCTGTTCACAGGTAATAATCTTACTCATGTTCTTTGTCCTCCGTCTTTCATGTATCACAAAGCAGGCCGCCTTTGCCCTTGCCCACAAATAGGCTCCCACAAAGACTGCCTGCCATGTTCCAATATTGCTTTTACAGTGTAAATGCGATGCCCATAAAGATTAGGCCGCCCAGTGAAAAAGCAACTTTCAAATCTTCTTGTTTTCTTTTCTTGTAGCAAGTAGCAACTTGTAGCTACTTTTTCATATAGAAATCTATAAAAGAAAGTAATAATAAAAAAGGATATGAAAATCAAGCTACAACTTGCGACCTGCTACACATCCTTAATGATTCTGCTTTCAAATCAGCGCATCTTTCGGCTTATACGCTTCTTGAACCGTTGCCTCCTCAGCGCCCTCCTCGACTTCGCGGAATTTGCAACCCAAGATCATGGTTGTCTGCCCGCCACCGTCCTTTGGGCGTTTCCTCATGATTTTGAAATGCACGCCGATGGCATTTTTGAAGTTTTTCTGATTTTCAGAAGCATAGCCGTTCTCTTCACACCATTTTGCATACATCTGGTATGCCGCAGAGGTACGAAGTTCAGAATGTTCATCCTTCTCGATCCACGCTTCAATGAACTGTCCAATTCGGTCAGAGTCGTCCTTGTAGTCCTCTGTGGCTGTTTTTACCGCATCCGGAATTTCAAGCCCCTGCTGACAGAATTTCTTATACCCTTCCAGACACCAGTTGAAGATGCCGGACAGATTTTCCATCTTGGCAAACTGCCCCTTCAAGCCCTGGTCCTGTTCACCTTCCTCAAAATGGCGGTTGAACGGGATGATCTTCAGTCGGCCGGACTGGAACAGCGTCATATCGTTGACGTTCGGCAGATAGTTCGTGTTAATGAAAATCTTGAACACCGGCACAAAGTCAAAGCTGTTCTCATTCAGGAATCTGGCATTGATCGTGTCGTTTCCAGTCATTCTCTTGACCAGAGCCGCATTGAATGTGATCTTCTTCTCCGGCTCGGAAATGTTCACGAATCGTGCGCCGACCAGACGGGCTACTTCTTCCGAAGGCCCACCTGTATTACCGCCACGGAACTTGGTCGCCAGCATATCCGGGTTTGAGGTTTTGCCGTAATCCCCCATGATTTTCAGAAAGGTCTCCATCGCTGTGCCTTTGCCATTTCGGGAAGTGGCACCGTAAAGGATAAACATACACTCCTGTGAGGTATCACCGGTCAGAGCATACCCAAGGGAACGCTGCAGGAAATCCGCCAGATCTTTGTCCCCGCACATCACTTCCTGAATGAACGAATGCCATCGAGGGCAGTCTGCGTCCGGGTCATAAGTGATACCGGATTCCATTGTGAGATAATCCTCCGGGCGGTGTTCCCGGAACTCCAATGTCCGCATATCCAGCGTTCCATTCTTGCAGTTGAACAGGTACTTGTTCCTGTCAAATGCCTGCATAGAAATCGGGTACACGGACATAGCATCCTTCAGCATGGTTTCACGGTTTTTGCGAAGCTGCAGTTTTCTCACCCGGTCGATGAACCGTTTCCGGGCATCTTCCTCGGTGATCGTCAGGGCAAACACATACAGCTTGTCTGCCAGCAGCTTCGCCAGCTCCGACACCTTGAGGTTTCCCTTATCCGGTCTCCAGACAGAGCCGTCATAGACGTACCAGCCCTTGCGTTCACTGTTATACCGGGCGATCTGCTTGAAATAATCCGCAAACATATTGCCCATGCCGATCTCATTCCGACCGTACCGGGCATTCGTGTGCGGAGCCATTTCCTCCAATGTGACTGTGATTTTGGAGAGATCCGGCTGGAATTCGATGTAGTCATCCTCATCCAGCTTGGAGAATTCCTCATCCACAATGTCCTGTGCATTGACCGGCGTGTACACCGCTGCGCAGGAGTTCACCGCATTCCGAATGGAGATTGCTCCATAGGTCGTGCCGGCCTGCTTGCGGTCCCACTTGTCACGCATCAGTCCCGTAGTGCGGAAGATGCGGTCCATCTGTTCTTCATCGCAGCCGCACCAGAATGCCAGGATAGACAACATTGCCATGTCTGCATCCGACTGGCTGCCATAGAGTTCTTCCCACTCACCGGCATACAGCTTCTTGAACTTCTCGCTGTTGCTGGCCTCCTCT